AGACTGCGGGCCAAAATATCCCGGCTGCTCCATCCGATTTAACGGTGATCTATATGGATGACTTCGACAAAGGGATGCTGAAGGAGATAGAAGAGATCGATGAGTGGATTACCGCTCGTCGCAATGCCCTTTATCGCGCTCTTTCTCCTCTCCCTAACAACCAAGAAAATTTCGGGCGATTCTTCGCTATCGGTGCAGCACAATCCGCGATGTGGCGCATCATGCGTCGCATAAAGGGCGATGACCATTAAGGAGGTCATGTGAGAATCTGGTTAGCCTTGCTCGGCGTCATTGTCTGGGTCGCTCTGTTATGGCCGACTGTTCTGCAGCCGATGCCACTTCTGTACTGATATCTTCATCTCTCGCTAAGCAGCGAGGGAGGAGGATGTCAGCATGTTTGATCTCTGGATGTGGCTCTTCGGGTTCACACAGGAATTCGATCTGTGGAGAAACATACAAAGATCACACGGCGAGAATCTCTTGGCTGCGGCTCGTAACCTCCGGGGTTAGACTTATGGGACTTGCCAACGCTGGAACGCATAGCCGATATCATCTCGTGCGGATACTCCCTGCGCGTCAAGGTGATGTCGTGAGGTTTGATTCCTCAGAGTCCCACTCTTTTCTTTCAAGGGAGCCATGAAAAAGATTTCAAAGGAGCAGCGGCGTCGCATCGAGGAAGCCGAGGAAAAGCAGGAAATCTCTGTTTCCTTTCCCGGTCTTGGAGCTTATTCTTATCGTAAAGTCAAACGTGGTGAGCCGGGATACGAACTCATTCAAGACGCGAAAAATCGGGGTACCTGGATCTGTGACTCTTACGATCACAATGAAAATGAGGGATGCAGTAACCCCGATTGTTTCAAGCATCCTAACTACAAGGATCGGCGTTGGGCTCCGCCTCCAGTACTAGGAGATGTATGACCCAAAGACGTCTACAACTTCTATACGAGTACAAGAAATATCCAGGTCTCATTAGATTCGGTAGTCTGCGCCGCGAGAATATACATTTTGGACTACTCGTTGCGGAAACAAAACAATTCCTACTTCGTTTTTACAGCACTGCTCCCTAGCGGCTGTGGTATGGCTTTAAAAGGCGTTTTGGACGGCCTAGCGCGCGTTTGTAGCGTATTTCAGTATAGGGGTAGAGGGTATGCGGCCCATGCCGTTATTGCCCTACGATGGCCTTTAAACGGCCTCAGGATATGGTGAATAAGGTCGGCTACAGGCGAAATAAATTTCCGTGGCTCAAGCCTCAGGTCTGCCCAAACTGTAAAACAGAATTCGAAACCCGCAATCCAACGAAGAAATTCTGTAAAGAAAGATGCCGTGTCGAACACTGGAAGGCAAGTCATGCACTTCAACGGACTTCAAGTCATAACTAGCGTCAATCTCACAGTTCCCGGCGAGCCAGTAGAAGTCCCTCGAAGCTGGCGGGAGCGGTTCTTCACGCGGCCGTGGCAACCACTCAAGAGAACTCGTACTGTGGTGCCTCAGATTCCACATCCTGGAGCACTTATCATGCGAGATAAAATCTTAATGCATCCAGCGACGTATCAGCGATTGAAAGAATCTTTCAAGGATCTCGGCTAGGAACTGACAAAACCCTTGCAATTGGTTTAAAACTGTGGTATAATAGCTCTTGGATAGAACTTACTTCTTTCCAAGGAGCAGTCCAGTATGTATACGGCAGAGGAATTGCATCCGGCTGACATCCGTCTCTTCAAGACGGTGAAGGACGCGATGCGCTACGTGGCGAAGGAATATCACCTTCCCCTGAAGTCGGTCAGCCCGATGCCACGGCCGGAGCTCGGCAACAACTTCGGGCACTGCGACCCGACGGGTGACATCCAGATCGTCCTGCGCTCCATGACGAATGGCAAGTGGGACGACGAGCCATTTCACGAGGATGAGGTGTGGGACACTGCGGCCCACGAGCTCGCTCATCTCCGTTACAGCGGCCACGGCGATGACTTCTGCGATTTTCGCATCGAGCTGAAACAGGCGATGGAGAATCGTCGCCTCGAGTATGGCAAGAAGATCATCGAGAAGCTCGTCAAGATGCAGGAATTGCGTCAGGGCGAGATGGCTCAGGGCAACACCGAGGCCGCGGAGAACTTCGCGGCGATGATCAACAAGATGCTCCTCGAGCACGAGCTCAATCCGAGCGACCTGGACTACGCTCGGGGCGCCGACAATGATCCGGTCATCGAGGTCTACTGTGACCTTGCGAAATATCGGCCGACGGCGAACTGGCGGCGGGAGTATCAGGCGGAAGACAAGAAGACCCGCATCGCGTGGCAGGAATCGCTCGCATCGGTCGTGGCTCGTGGACATCTCTGTCATTTCCTGGTTCAGCTTCGCAGCAACCAGATCATCTTTGTTGGCACCAAATCGCACGCGACGGTCGCCGAATACGTCTACTGCACGCTAGTTCACGCGGCGACCCGTCTGTCGGTGGACGCGAACTACGCCTACAACAAGACGGCGATCAACAAGCAGCCTGGATATCGTAACTCCTGGCTCAACGCCTTCGTCACCCGCATCCAGCAACGGCTCGAGGAAGCTCGTAAGGCGGCGGTCGTCGAAGTGTCGCCGGATCCTAACGTCCAGAAGACCGCTCTGATGCGGCTGAACGGCGCGATGGTCAAGACGAATCGCTACATGGTGGAGCGATATGGCCGCGCCGCGAAGACGGCTACGGCGCTGAAGTACGAGCGGGCCACGAACATCCAGGGCGTGAAGGACGGCATCAAGGCTGCGGATGCGATGCAGATTGGCCGACGTGGCCTTGATCCCTCGAAGGTGCGGGGCAACATCGGGGACGGGAAGTGAGGATAGGTTTCACTGGAACACGGCGCGGGATGACACCCTCTCAATTCGAGAGGGTGTTCTTCGCTCTTCGTCACTATCGGATTACTCGTGGATTTCACGGCGCCTGCCACGGTGCAGACCGTGAATTCCACGGCATGGTTCATGTTCCCATGGAGTTGTTTCCCTGCGATGAGAAACAACATCAATGGGCTTTAGCGACCTGTGCAGGTGGAAAAGATGTTATCCATCCCATTGACATCGACCCAATCCGTCGTAATCACCGTATTGTGGATTGTTGCAGCCTTCTTGTGGCTGCGCCTGGGACTTCGCACGAAGTAGTTCGTGGGAGCGGGACGTGGGCAACGATCCGCTATGCTCGTAAAGAATTGCGGCCGTTGGTGATCTGTTTTCCCAACGGCACTATCAAAAAGGAACATATCGATGAAATCGACCGTGCTCATGGTGATCATTGAGAGTGACGAAGAGAATCCGCTTCTCCCAACCGATGCGGATATGGTCCTGGCCGTGCAGGATGCTCTCAATCAACCCGATAACGACAACGCCGGGATCAAGAAAGTCACGGTGTGGGTTGGATCGGCGCAACCGGACAGATAGGAGGCGGCATGTTCAAGCTACAGTTCAGCATCACGTTCAAGAAGGGCAACAAGTCGGTGGCCGTGATCGAGGGTGACCGAACCATCGGGCTGGAGACGCTCACCATCGAGGACGTCACCCAGCGCATCGAGGAGACGGAGGACTTTCTCCAGAAACTGACTGGCTTCAAGGTCGAGATTGAGCAGGTCGGATGAAGATCACAGTCTCGCGCTCACACATCGAGTCGGCGCGGCGGAAGGACAGTCACCACTGCATGATCGCCGATGCGATCAAGGAGCAACTCAACGTCCAATACATCAGCGTCGACACACAGGCGATCAAGTTCTCTGACCCCAAGACTGGTATGCGCGTCACGTTTCTGACTCCTCCCGCCGCCCAGAACAGCATCCTGCGGTGGGATCGTGGAATCGAAGTGCAGCCATTCGTGTTCAATCTCGATCAGCCGGTGGTCGCGACGCCGATTCGGAAGCACTATCAGGGCAGGAAGTCCACCAAGCAGTCCGCACAGCGGCGATATGCCGCTCGCATCAAGGCAGACAGGATGGCGCCGCGACTCGTGAAGAAGAAAGCCAAGACGAAGGTCAGTCGTTTTCGCGAGTTCGGCGTGCGGCGCTGGACGAAGAACACATAGAAAGGATAGAAAGTATGGCGCGTAAGCGCGTTCGTAAGAAACCGATCAAGAAGACGACGAAACTCGCGACCGTTCAGTCTCAGCTGAAGAGCCTGGATGAAGCGTACAAGCAGTTGCAGAGGGACTGCGATTCGTGGATTCGGCGATACAACGATGAGGTCACCAAGGTCGCGCAGTTTCGTCGTCAGGCCGATCGGAATCCGTTGCCGACACACTGGAGAACCGCGGAGCAGGATCGTATCGCAATCAGCCAAATGGAGGATGAGCATCTTCGGAACAGTATCTTCTATCTGTTCCGACACATCTTCATCCATGGCTTCGGCTCGACGCGCTTCCTCGACGTGACACGTGATCGGCTGCTGTCCTTGGTGGCGATGATGTACGAAGCAGAGAAACGAGGACTACGCTTCTAGCAGAATGAACTGCCCCGCGCCATCTGCGGGTTCTAGGAGTCGAGCAGGTCCGGCGGTCCACTGGATATGTTCCTCCTAGGCATACATAGCACGGGCCTTGGGATGTGAGATGGCCATGACGGTGGCGGAGATCCCAAGAGATACGGACGTGGTGGGGCGATCCGTATTGGGCTCCGGGGTAGATGTGCAGCTATCCCGGAGCCGAGCACAAAGTGTCCTGTTTCGTTGGACAAACACATGGACGAAGAAGTCCGAGTCCCGAGAAAGCCGAGGTATTCAGGACCAGATCGTCGGCAATCAGATCGTCGTTCGCTGGTCACTGATAAGAATCTTCCCGTATGGGCTAGGATTATGGCGCTGGTAGGAATTCCAGGTACTATCGCCTTCTTCCTGGTCTGGACAACATCACAGACTCTTCCATCTCTTCAGTCAGAACTTTACTCAATGAGGGTAGAGAATCAAAGATTAAGCCAGCTGATCAGTTTGAACCAATCCAGGACGGAAGAGAACCATCGCCTTCTCATTCGAATTTGTTCAGCAGTAACGAAAGGGGATGAACGAGCGCGCTGCTTTGATCCTTAGATATGCCAAGTGGAGTTCTACGATTTCCTTGTATTGATAGCCGTGGACTATCCTATAAGACACATCGCTATCTAGGAGATTCTACGGTGTGTTGTCGTTGTGGAAAAGAGCTAAGCGAATCAGGGCATTGGCATCGTCGACAGAAGTTAAATGCTAAATATCTTCGATCTACTCGATCCTCCTCCTAGGCAGTTCGACTGGAAGCCAGAGCCTCCACCGAGTTCCCTCGATGGTGTGGATGAAATTTTTCTCAACTTCGAGACCACTGGATTTCGGTGGTGGGCTGGCGACAAACCTATTAGCGCATCTATCACGTATGGCGACCCAGCTAACGGATACAAGACTCACTTCATGCCGTGGGGCTTCACTGGTGGAAATCTAGACGAAGCTCAAGTCAAACGATTCTTCAAGGAGCAAATTCGAGGAAAGAAAATAACGAACACGAATACCAAGTTCGAAGTCCATATGGCCCGCGTCTGGGGTATAGACTTAGAAGAACAGGGAAATCGTGTTGCAGACGTTGCTCACTATGCAGCCCTCCTTGATGACCACCGGCAGCGTTTCAAGCTAGACCTTCTCATTCCAGATTTCCTCGGTCATCCTCCCGAAGTCCCTCGATTAGACGAATCGCGCATGGCCTCGTACGATGCGGCGCAAGCCGCTCCGAGAGCAATGTATCAGACATCTGTCATTCGTGAGCTCAAGGATGTAATGTGGCCTGAGCTCCAGCGACAGAATCTGGATCGTGTGCGCCTACTCGAAGAAGAACTCATCTTTGCTACTGCCGACATGGAGTATCAAGGTGAGAAAATAGATGTTGAGAAGCTTGAGTTGTGGATCAAACAGGCCACTCAAGCTATGCAAGACATCTACATGGAGATCTATAAGGAGACTGGACTGAAAGTTGAGTTCGGCTCCTCCGATGATAAGACCGCTCTGTTCCAGAAGCTTGGCATTCCGTTCGGTGGGACTACTGCGACGGGTAAGGCCAGCTTCACCGATCTCATCCTGAAGCAGATTGAACATCCCACGGTTAAGAAACTCCGGCGAGGCATTCGGCTTAAGAGCCTCCTCTCGAAATATCTCCTGAAATATCGCAGAAACGTGGACAGCAATGGCATCCTTCGATATGCACTACATCAGTTGAAGGAGGCCCGGGAGGGCGAATTCGAGGAGGGCGAGGCTGGAACAGGGTTCGGTCGATTCTCTAGCACTGGCCTGTCGCGGACAGAAGGCACGAACATCCAGCAGACGATTAAGGTAGCGAAGCAGCTATCTTCGTATGGCGATGAGTTCATCATTCGCGAGCTTCACATTCCAGGAACACCTGGATATGACTATCTCTCTGCTGATGCTATGCAGATTGAGTATAGGCTATTCGCGAATGAGGCTGGCAACCCGAAGACAATTCAGGCATACAAAGAGAATCCTGAGCTGAGCTTTCACAAGTTCATGCACGGACTTGTCAAGGAATATCAGCCCAACTTTCAGTATCGACAGCAGAAGGATCTGAACTTCGCCAAGCTCTACAACGCTGGCCTCAAGAAGATGGCGTTGATGCTGGAGTTCATTTCCAAGGAGCAGTATCTTCAACTCGTACGAGATCAGGCAACTTCCAATCATCCTCTGCTCCAATCCACGGTTGCCATCAACAGCCTCTACAACAAGCTAGTTCCTGAGGTCAAGCCAGTCAACGACAAGGCAATGGAGATTGCCAAGACTCGAGGATACATCAAGACTATTCTCGGTCGTCGTGGCCGGTTCCCCGATGGCGTAGAGATTCATAAGGCTCTCAATCGGCGCATTCAAGGCAGTGGCGCCGATATCATGAAGGCAAAAATTGTTGAGCTTCGCAGGCATCGTAAGGAAACTGGATTCGTGCTTCGTTATCCAGTTCATGACTCTGTTAACGGCGATATTCCTGATGCACATCACGCAGACAAAGTTCGAGAGATCCTCAATCGACAGACGTTTCCATCGCTGAAAATTCCCATTCTATGGGATCTAAAGATTGGAAAGAACTGGCGTGAATGCGGAGACGAATAGGAGAACAGCATGGCTGACGTCACAATTCCTCCACCTCCCTCGACTGTTGAAGAAGCGGTGAGGTTGTCCAACCTGATGGCCTACGGCTTCGAGAAACATCAGGACATCGGGTACTGGAATCGCTACACCGAGGATCCCGTCTACTTCTGGAAGCGGATGCTTGGCTGGCAGGCAGGTCAAGAGGATGCTCCACGATTTGGGTTCTACGCAAATCCCAGGACACCGTGGAATGGAGGCAGAATGCAGGACTACAGAAGAATCTTCACAGAGACACTGGCCGATTTCGAATCGCCGATCGTTCCGAAGGATCAAGCCGACGCTGGAAAGGGTCAGCTCCTCGTCCGTGCAGGTTTCAAGATCTACACCGCCGGGGATACCAACGTCGGCTACATCAAGAAGAATCCCGGCCAGACGCAATACCTCGGTGTCTCTGTTGACTCGCTCAAGGACAAGAGAGACGGATCCTGGGACGACTATATCACCGACGTGGCAGTCGAGGGAGACCCGAACTCGCGCGAAATCAGGGTCACCCGTACCGCTCATCCCGCCGAGGGAACGCCGCCGTATGCTGACTGGGTTGAGCCGACGGTGATGTATACGCAGCAGTCCGGGCCGATGAAGCTCAAGGACCGGCCGTCGCCAAACCCGGAACCGTCGGACGCCATCGTCATCAAGAAGCTCGACGAGATCCAGCTTGCCCTGTCCGCGATGGACCAGAAGCTGAACCAGTTGGCCCTTCAGGCCGACCAGAACACCGAGAAGATCCAGACCCAGATCCACGATCTGGTTGAGGACGTCGAGGACAGCATGAAGCAGGTGCTCCCGCTCATCACCTGCCGTTATCAGGCAGATCCCTCGACTGGTCCTTCCGGTGGTCTGGCGGGGACAATCGGCTCAACGGTCGGTACGATTCTGGGTGGCTTGTTTGCGAGAACGAGAGCGCGAAGGGCGAAGCAGTAGGCATAGGAGTCGGGCGTGAGCAGCGCCCGACTCAACTTTTATCTGGACTATGTACGAATTTGGATTTGCTTTTTTAACCGTTTTGTGCTATACTGTATTGGTGGTCTAATGAATGAAGCGTTTGTGAAGGCAAACCTCACGACGTATCTGCGAGCTAACTTATTGCGCGCAGTCATTCTTAGACACGAAGATCGTTCAACATATGGCATACCAGATCTTAGCGTCACGATGTGTGGATCCACATCGTGGTGGGAGGTCAAGTTTGCCAATCCTGATTGCAGATCGCGAGGCGCTCAGGATCTTACAATGCGACGTCTCGGAAATGTGGGAAAGGCGTACTACCTTATTTTCGAGATCGATAAAACAAAGGAGAAACGAATGCACATAGTCACTCCCAATGACTATGTGAAGTGGGAACAGTCCGGGGATATGATGATTGGCTTTGACCACGCTTGGGTCACGGACTTCATCAAGGCGGTTCACAAATGATTATGTCAGATCGCGACGTCTTTGCAGGTGCCCATGTCACGCCGGAGGTGAAAGATGCACTCCGGCAACTATCGCTGAAGCAGAACAAGTCCATGTCGGCTTTGATCTACGAAGCCATCAAAGATAAACTGGCGAAGGAAGGTGTCGAGGTAACTCGTGCATCTTCCAACGAAGAAGACGTTCCGCTGCCGTTCGTGCATTAAATGCCCGGCCCGGCGACCCAGACGCTCATCCGGACGTATTCCGGGCTTGAGCTAGACGTGTGCCGTCTCGAGCCTGACTTAATCCGCATTGAAGACATAGCTCACGCTCTCGCCCTTTGTAATCGTTTCGCTGGTCACACCAAGCGACCGATTTCTGTCGCGCAGCACTCCGTCTATGCTGCGCGAATTGTTGCTGAGCTTCTTGCTAGAGGCCCAGACTCTGCCGTTAATCATCATAGTATTATTCGTCAGGCTCTTCTACATGACGCCGCAGAAGCGTATGTCGGTGACGTCACTAAGTGGCTGAAGCAGACCAAGATCTTCGAGAATTATCGTATTCTTGAAGATATCATACAAGCCAAGATCTACAGAAAGTTCGGCTGCCCTGTTGACCAACACGAATTCGTTAGCTACGCAGACCGCATCCTAGTCCTATTCGAGGGAAGGAAAGGGTTCGGTCCTGGATTTGTCATTGACCATCCTGACTATCCCAATCTCAGCCAATCAGAAATCGATCTAATCGGGCCGTGGTCTCCGTGGTCCTGGAAGTCAGCCGAAGAACTCTTCCTTGTTCACTATCGAATGTATGCTGAGGTGATGGGTGCTGGAACTTAAATACGCCACCGGCTTCTTCGAGACAGCTCGTGAACGCTACAATATCAAGCTGAAGCGTGAAGCCGGTGAGCCACCTCCATGGACTACTGACAAGCAATTCCGTCAGTGGCGGTTCTGTCACGTTCACAGAGAGCACGACAAGACAACTCGGTGGTTCCGTGAGACTGTCCGTAAGCATCTGGACGAGCTCGCAGCCACTCGTGCGACCGTGGCCTTTCGATGGTTCAACCGAATCGAGACCGGGGAGCTCATTGTAGATCTGCTGGTTGACAAGTGGGATTCCCAAGAAGCTGAACGCCGTCTCCGAGGAGTTGCTCCGATAGTCACCGGCGCCTACATCATCAAAGGCTATGATGGATACCCAAAACTAGAGGGTGTCCTCAAGTGCATCGATGAGGCTTTTCCACGACTTCCTCCGATGGTTGAAAAGTGGAAGGCCAAACCCTCCCTCGAAGCCGCGTGGCGGGATCTCACGACCCTGAACTATCTGGGCGGTTTCATGGCCTATGAGATCGTCTCTGATCTGCGCTGGACACCGTTCTTATCAGTCGCGCCCGATATACTCACATGGGCGAACGCTGGTCCCGGCTGTGCTCGAGGACTCAGCTGGACTGTGGATGGGCATGTCGGTCGCTTTGGCACTGGTCCCAGCGATCAGAGAACCATGCTCAGCCTGATGCGTGAGATTCTCGCCATGAGCCGGGACGAACAGTACTGGCCGCAGAAATGGCACACGTGGGAAATGAGGGAGGTAGAGCACTGGATGTGCGAGTGGGACAAGTATTGTCGCGCTCGCAGCGGTGAGTCGATGAAACGAAAGTTCGTAGCTCCTCGGACAGCGTATGCTTGATACGGTTATCTGCATTCCGTCCCGTCGCAAGCCTCCGCTGAAGAGCTTGATGAGCTACCAGACTGCTCCATTCGAGGTGATTATCGTCGCAGACCCTGAGTTCGTAGGCATACACGAGCAGTTCTATCATGCTATCCGTAATATTACCGTAGTCGAGGGAGGTCGTGGAAACGGTCCTCAGTGTGCGGCGTGCTATCGTGCCGCAGCGAAGGCTGGATTCCCCTATTTCTTCAAGATGGATGACGACCTCTTACCGAAGACCTTTGTTGGGATGGACGGCTTTATCGATTTACCCATCGCAATTCGTGTCGCTCGTGAATGCTTAGATGTCACCAAGACCACTCATGCGGGCTTCTGCAATACCTCCCGAAGAGATTGGCTCGGTGATGGCTACGCCAGAACTTGGGGGCTAATCCATGGCGGAGGAAACATCGGAATCAGCGCCGAAGACCCCTCGCGTTTCATCGACGAACGACTTGTACGAGCGGAAGATGTATATCGAACATGCGCTCACCGCGAACTCGACGGTGCCGTCGGACGGGTCAAGTTTATCGGATTTGATAAGAAAGGGTCTGCTGATACCTCTGCGGATTCTAGCTCCAGAACGATACGACAAGAAGACTTTGATCGAACCCGCGACATCGTCCTCCAACGGTTCTCCCGATACGTCAGTTGTGAAGGAACCAGAAAAGTCAACGGAATAGATATACCGAACTGGAAGATGAAGCGATAGAGGTTATCATAATGGATCTAACTGTGTTCATCCCAACTCGGGGACGCAGTTCAATGGAACATATCACGATCAATGAGATGAAGAAGTTTTCATCTCGCAAGCCCATCGTGGTTTGTCCATCCAAAGAAGCCTTCCACTACAAGAACTACGCCAATTCCGAGGTGATGGAATGCCCGCACGACGGGATTGGCCCGACTCGTCAGTTCATTCTGGAGAACAGTCCAACCCGCGGTGTCGTCATGCTCGACGACGACATGTATTTTTCCTACCGACCCATCCCTACGCTTGGAGGAGCGGGCTGCTTGGAGCGAGTTACTGATATCGATCCAATGTTCCAATGGATTAGTGACCAGCTTGACTCGGGCTTCATGCACGGCGGTATTTCAGCACGACAGGGCAATCAGAACATCGAGCTTCAATCCGCCGATTGCATTCGGGTCAACAATGCTCACTTCTTCGATGCACAGGTCTATCGTAATCTCGGTCTCCGATTCGATGTCCTCCCCGTCATGGAAGATTTCTACGTTACGCTTTCACTTCTCTGTATGGGTTATCCAAATCGCGTGGCATACCACTATTGTTGGAGTCAACGAGGCAGTGGTGCAAAGGGTGGATGCTCACTGTATCGAACTGCAGACCTCCAAGCGACCGCAGCCGAGCAGCTCCGTACTCTCTTTCCATCATACGTCAAAGTGGTCGAAAAAGAAAGTGACTCGCAGGTTGGCGTCATGGCGAAAAGAAAAGATGTCAACATCGCGTGGCTCGAGGCATGGAAGCGCGAGGGAATCCCTAACCACATCAAACTGACAGCATCCGACAACGGCTACAAGCCGGGGACTCCAGACTTGAGGAGACGATGAAAGTTCTTGAGGTTAGGAACGTCCACGAAGCTCTTCCTCGAGCCTTGCGCTTACTGCGACAGGAAGCTGTGTATCGCGAGAGTCGCAATGGACCGGTCTACGTGACGCCCTATCCAGTCACTACGGTCTACAACAGGCCATCCGAGCGAGTCATGCTCTGGCCTCAGCGGGATGCCAACCCCTTCTTCCACCTCTATGAATCGTTGTGGATGCTGGCAGGCCGCAACGATGTCGCTTCGCTCATCAAGTATGCGAAGCAGATGGCACAGTATTCGGACGACGGTAAGATCTTGCACGGTGCTTACGGGAAGCGATGGCGCGATTGGTTCTCCCTTGGCTCTTCGAGGGACCAACTCCAAGTCATCGCCGAGCGCTTGACCAAAGATCCCAATGATCGTCGCTGTGTCCTACAGATGTGGGACTCGGAGAAAGATCTTGGGAAGCCGTTCAAGGATGTGCCATGTAATACCATCACCACCTTCCAGAGAAATCTGGATGGGTCCTTGGACCTGACAATCTTCTGCCGTTCCAATGACATCATCTGGGGTGCCTACGGAGCGAACGCAGTCCATTTCTCGATGCTCCTCGAATACATGGCAAATTGGATTGAATGTCCAGTGGGCCGTATGTATCAAGTGAGTACGAACTGGCACGCATACGCTGATATCTTGAAGGGCGTCATCAGTCTTGCCGAGATGATGGAATACAGTGGTTTCATCCATCAGCCATATCAAGAGGGATCTAAAGTTGATGTGACTGATTCCAGTACGATTGGCAAGAAGTACATCGAGACACCACGACTTCGGGTCTATCCCATTCAAGGCACGATCAAAGAGGTGGACCGCAACATCGAGCTGATTTTGAAAGCTGCCGATGCGGATGGGATGGATGAAGCACTTCATTTCCGATATCGTTATGCTGTTAACTGGTATGTGATGCTCCAAGCACATCAGGCATACCGCCAACGATCATCGGATGGAAGTCATTATCGTAAGGCGCTGGAATGCTTGGAGACGGGCGACCAAGATTGTGACTGGATCGTCGCTGGCCAGGAATGGATGTCACGGCGGCTCAGCGCACATCTTGCCAAGGCATGAAGATAAGCTCGAAGAGAGAGTTCTTCGAGAAGTGGAAACAAGGACTTCTCGGTAACGCGACGCGTCTATGGTGGGATCCAAATGAGGCATGGGCTTCAGACGCCAAAGAGTTCGGTTTCCGTGAACATCGTGCTGGCGGAGGGACATGGGAGCGTGTACCACGCGACAGTTTTTGGGAGACTGTCACGATATGGCGAATCGCGGGGCGCACTTTCACTATGGACGACGTCTGTCCAGACGAGCATCAAACCATCCAGGGTGAAATTTGTAGAACTTTCCGTGGCCTCGAAGGATATATTGGAGCAAGTCATCTTCCTATGCGAAAGGCGATGGCCGCGGGAATCCTTAGGCATCGTAGCTCTCTCGAGACCCTTGTGCTTATTAATGAATTCATGGACCCATCATCTCGAGATGATGTTGACGCCTTCTTCGAACTTTTCCCTGACGCTACCATTGAGTTTACCTGTTTCTCGGTCAACGTTGGGAACATCCCGAACCGCAACACACTCTTCTGGGAAGTGAGGAACTATTAATGGGCATCAATAGCGACCGTTGGCGTATCGAAGATGGAAAGATTGTTAAGGTTAGCAACGGTCAGCCCATCCCAGACGACGAGCCAATCTTCATCCTGCGCGCTCGAGATCGACTTGCCGTTGCTGCCCTCTCTCACTACATCGAGCTTGCGGAAGGAGATGGTTGCAATGACTATCTTCTGGACAGTGTCCGTGAAATGCTTGGACGATTTCAGGACTTCGCTTGGAATAATCCGCAGAAGATGAAGCAGCCTGGAGTCACACGTGGAAAATAGAATGAGAGCGGTGAAAGTTAGTTCCTGGGATGAGCTCTACGAGAAACCTGGGAACTATATGTTCAACGCCAACAACGAAGGGATAGTTGCGAATTGTCCCAACGGCTGTGGCGATATCATCGCTATCCCATTTGTCAAGGCAAATACAGTCTGGCAATGGGATGGCAACACTAACGAACCAACTATCACGCCGAGTATCCAAAGACGTGGTGAGAAATGCAACTGGCACGGATTTCTCACCAAAGGTGAATGGGTGACCGTCTAGGAGAAGCACCATTACTGAATACTACTGCACACTCTGTCGCATCGTTGTCCAGGAGCGGGACGTATTGTTGAATCAGCATCTACTCATACGTCCGGATGGCGTAAAAGAATATCATTATCTTTTCCCGATTCCTGATGATCCTGACGAGCGTCGGCTGTTCCTCATTGCTCGAGGAGTCATAAAGGAGAAGAGATGAAACGATTCATTCTGTGGATTTACCGGAAGATTCAGCACTACAACTATGTCAGGGATTCGGATTACGTAAGTGTCCGTCCGGAGTGGAAAGAATATCATGCCAAACGGTAGAAGCAAGGGCGTCATCATCACCTTGTTACCGAACCGCGGGTTTGGTTTCATTCGTGGGGATGATTCGATGACGCGATTCTTCCATGTGGATGATGTTACGAACCGCCGGGACTTCGACCTGATGCATGAGGGTCAGCAAGTCTCCTTCGTGCCGGTCGACATGGGCGAGAAGAATCCGGCAATGCAAAAGGGTAATGGACTAAGAGCGAGTAGCGTCGAACCTCTTCAATCATGATCCATGATCTCATCACTCTAGAACGTCCGCTGATTTCAGTGGACCTAGAGACAACTGGAATCTATCCAAACGTAGATCGGATCGTCCAGATCGGTCTGCTAAAGCTCTATCCAGACGGTGAGCTAAACGAATGGGAGACTCTGATTGATCCAGATATCCCCATTCCGGACAACGCCTCCGCCGTTCATCACATCACTGACGCTACCGTAAAGGATGCGCCCTACTTTAAAGACATCGCTCCTGTCTTGTACAAGGGTTTCCAGGGTTGTGACTTCTGTGGCTACAACTGCAAGTCGTTCGACATACGCTTCTTTATCGAGGAGTTCCGCCGCTGCGGGATAAACTTCGTTCCAGGATGCATAATCGACTCGTTCCTTATCTTCAAGAAGTATAGTCCACGGAATCTATCCGCCGCCCTGAAGCACTATACTGGTAAAGATCTTCTGGATGCCCACTCCGCCCTTGCAGATGCACGAGCATCGATGCAGGTCCTACGTGAGCAGCTTCTTCAGCACAAGGACCTCCCTCGGAACATCGCCGAGATCGAGCGGTGCTTCAAGGGAGGAGGCAACAACGTCGATGATGAAGGCAAGCTCGTCTGGAAAAATGGCGAGGTCGTCATAAACTTCGGCGCCAAGGCTGGCACGACTCTCAAACAATGTGATCCAGCCTATCTTCAATGGATACTTCGGTCGAACTTTTCGGCTGAAGTTAAAGCTATCATCACCAAAGCACTCGCTGGTAAATATCCGACGAGGAGTTCGTGATGGCTGAAGTCCATTCTTACAAGGTCGACGATCAAAAAGGCGTGCCCGACCGCCTGATCAGGGAATTTCTGAACGAATGTGAAGAGAAACTGGGTCGCATCAACATCAACATGGTCCCAGTTGTGACTGGAACCGCTACGCTTTTGACAATTATCGTGACGAAAAGTGGAGATGCAACCTAGTGGAACCAGTTGATCCCCGGATTAACCCGATCTATACACCGGCTGGCACCGTCCCGAAGATGTATGGACGGGGTCAGCCGGGAGTTAAGGAGCTTCCAACGATACTGACTCCTCGTGGCTACATGATCACGAGGTGGTCACCGACAGATGAAGAACGGCAGCGCATACTCGAGGGCGAAGATATCTATGTCTCCATCCAAAATGGCGGCATAGTCAACCCAATGTTTGTCACGATAGGGCCAATTGATTGGAACACGCGCTAATTCGTGAGCAAATAAGGTCGGCGTTTCCACCTTTCGATCACCAGATCGTAGGAATCGATGCGCTTGTCAAGTGGGATGACCCGCACATTGGCCGAATCTTCGGTGGGTGTTTCGCACTCTTCGATGAGATGGGTGTGGGAAAGACTTATCAGGTGATCAATGCAGCCCAAATCCTATTTGAGGCTAATGCTTTGGATCGGGTTTTTGTTGTTGCTCCTGCCCCTATTCGCACTGTTTGGTTTCATCCTGAATTGGGTGAACTGAAGAACCACCTGTGGCCTGACCTCCCTGTCTGGGTCACAGAATACCACAGTCGTAGGCGGCAGTGGAAGCAGGGAAAGCCTCGTCCTGATGGTCGTGTTTTGAAGTGGGTTGTGACGAACTACGATTTTATACGTGATCCTGATCGCCGTGCGGTGCTCCTCCAGCTAGCATCGAAGCGATCATGGATTATTTTGGATGAGTCAACGGCGATCAAGAATCCGTCTGCCATCCAGACGAAGGCTTGCCTAGAAATTCGTAAAAAATGCGGACGTGCAAGCATCCTCAATGGCACGCCCTCGCCCAACGGACCCGGTGACCTCTTCTCTCAGGCATACTTCCTCGACCCGCGCATCTTCGGATGCAAGTCCTACTATCATTTCAAAGCTCGCTACGGAGTGATGGGAGGCTGGCAAGGTCGTCAGGTTGTCGCGTGGCGCGATATCCCAGATATCCAGCGACGATTTGCACCCTACATCCTTCGTAGACTCAAGGAACAGTGCGTAGATCTTCCAGAGAAGCTTCCTCCAGTTATCATGGAAGCGACAATGAAGCCCTCAACCTGGAATATCTACAAACAAATGCGCGACGACATGGTCGCGTGGCTCAGCGAGGATACTCTTGCCACGGCGCAACAAGCGATCGTTCGAATCCTACGTCTATCCCAGATTACGAGCGGCTTTCTTGGAGGCGTGCAACAGGGAGATGTCGATTATTGTGAAACGACTGAAGAACCAGAAGTTCAGAGTCAAGATCTCAAGACGAACATCACGAAAGAGATCGGCTCGGAGAAGCTAGATCTCTTCATGGAGCTTTTCAAGATCCTACTCGAGGGAGACGACGGTCTCAAGCTCCTCGTCTGGTGCAGGTTCCGTGCAGAGCTCAATAGACTTCATGCACGTCTGTCTACCATGTATCCTACGATCCCATTGGGCCGGATTCATGGCGGACAAAAGAGAGATGAACGTGATGCAGCACTTAGGCTATTGGATCCTCGAGTTTGTCCTTCTGGTCCCGTTGTGGTGGTTGGCACTCCGGCTAGCGGAGCGATGGGGCTTAATCTCACTGCTTCCCATACAGTCGTCTACCTCTCCAACGACTATAATCTTAAAACCAGACTCCAATCAGAGGATCGTGTGCATCGTCCAGGCCAAACCTCTCCAGTATCTTACTTTGATATTGTTGCAGAAGGTCCGAACGGCCAGAAGACAATCGACCACACGATCATGAAAGCACTGAAGGCGAAGGACGATCTTGCGAAATGGACAGCGAGTGCATGGCTGAGCGAACTCAAGGAAGAGCTAACAGTCGAGGTGACGTGATGGCGATGCATCGCTTCTGTGACCTGTGCAACCATGAGATTCCACCAGACGATATCTACTTTTATATCTCCCTCGAAGGGAGGGTCGGCACAGCGATGGTCGCCAAGGCTTTCTCGGAGTACTGTAAGGAATGCGTGATGGATGGGAAAGCGACGAAGGATCTCTACACCGCCTTCGATACATTTGTCACGGCCGAGAGGGATAAGAAGGACGGGAAGGTCAAGCCCAACGGTGATCAGAGAAATTCCTAATGGGCTGATGACGTCTGCCAACGGTGGTCAAAAATTCGGGTTTTGGGCATTTAACCTAATATGAGTAAGCAAGCCGCGCAAATCGTTAATCTGATTCAAAACTGGGTGAACTACGAGCTATCATTGCGCGAGTTCTCGGTGTTGCGTGCCAGCGATGGCGCTGTCGTTCGAGACATCGCTCCGCAACTTGCGACGTATCTGGCTGAACACCTTGCCGCCTCGCCCTCTGTCGTCTCGGCGCCTGCAAGGCATCGTTATGAGCCAGACGTTTACGTGGGAAGTCCCTGCAAAGTGTGTCGTCTAGAGCCGACGCATCACAGCCATGCCGTCGTCTCGGCGCCGCCAAAGAAGCGACACGATCGTTCTTGTCCAGCATACGGCAATTACCAGCCACCGTACGAAGAATGTAATTGTGGCTACGAGTCCGCCAATGAATGACGCACCTTGCTCCAACGGCCATACCTGGACTCATCAGTGGGGTGACGACTGGACGCCCGACGTGGGCACGCCTTGCGATTGTGGCAAGAAGAAATGGGGAATCCCGCTGACAGTCACGCGAGAGCATCAGTGGGAATTCTACGCGAATGGCAGCTTCTGTAAGCGATGTGGGGCACAGATTGGATCTGGGACACCGTGTCGATAGGAGGATTTCATGAAACCGACTGATGAGGACGTGACCAAGTCCAACCAGGATCTGGATGAATCCAGTGAAGATCCAGACACCGACGAATTCGATGACGACGAGGACGAAGACAGCGAGTATGACGAATCGGACATGGAGGATGAAGAGGACGAATGACTAGACTGGTCGCTCGTAACGGCAGAATCGAGAAGGAGTCAACCGTGGAATCAAAGGAACCCGTCCCTCACAGTCTTACTCCCGCCCTCGAAGCGGTGCTGGCGGAGCTGAAAAAGCAGACTGAACTGATGGAGAAGATCAGCTCGGTCCTGAGCAGACTGGCTGACATCCTCGACAAGGTCAGCGATGTCAAGGGACAGTAACGCGAAGCCCGACACGTTCATCGTCGTGCTCCGCTACGCGCGTGGCTCCGAGGAGATATCCAAGGTCGTCTCGCTCGACATCAGTCTAGAACCGAACAACGCGGTCGCTCGTTTAGCCTTTACTGATGGTCACTCCGAGTGCTATCAAGGCTTTAAGGGCGTCAAGGTGCGAAATCCATAATGGGACGCCGATACACTTATAGTCCATCCAATGTATGGGAGTGGACTCGTCAACGTAACTTCCGTTTTGCGTGCTGTGATTGTGGACTGGTCCATGTATTGGACTTCAAGATTGAACATACGCCCTTCTTCGCAAAGCTCTTCATGAAGGCGCGGCGAGATAATCGCGCGACCGGCCAGATACGCCGATGGGATCGCGCCAAGAAAAAGCGTGCAATAAATGATGTGCCACGATCTTCCAAACGCCGTCGTTTACCCTAATACTCTGTACGGAACAGACAAAACACTTGCAAAAGGTTAAAAAACGTGGTATAATATAAGTTTCCTCTGTCTACTCCGCATACTAGCGTATGGCCGCCCTTCCAGTCTGGCTAGCCGACTATTATAAACGTGGATTTCGGCTTATCTTTTATCCCCCTCAGCAAAAAGGCCCAAGTGGTCTTGAAGCGAAAGATTGGCAGAAGCAGAGTCACACCACCGAAGATTACGAAAAGTGGCTCGCAAAAGGAGTTCAACCGAATGTAGGCGTTTTCCTTGGAGTCGAGATTCAGCCAGGGAAATATTTAGCTGACGTGGATTTCGACTGGTCGGAGGGACTCCGCCTTCATCGAACGATCTTACCACCCACCGGATTCGGCTTCGGTCGTGACTCCCGCCGTATCTCCCATGTTTTCTATACGACTCCTGAACCGATCATCAATGAAGCTTTCAAAGATATCGATGAGAAGACGACTTTCGTCGAAATCCGAGGAGCTACGAAGGACGGCGATATCGGTCAGCAAACGATGGTCCCTCCCTCGATTCATCCCTCCGGGGAGAAGGTTGAAATTCGTTCTGATGACGAGATAGGCCACGCGACTAATCTTCGCAGAGCTATTGTCCTTTACGCCGTCGCCTGTATCTTATTCAAGCATCTGGGCGATCGAGGTCTCCTCCACGACACAAGACTTGGCACCGCAGGTTTCCTTCTCAAAGAAGGCGTCTCAGAAGCTGAGGTCATCAGTATCTGTACTGCCGTAGCAGAGGTCACTAGGAACGATGTAACGGACGTCGCCACAGCCGTCAAATCCACCGCCAACCGCCTCAAAGCGCACGAACCGGTCAAAGGTCGCAGCGAGCTGATCAAGGCCATCGGTAAGCAGGGTCAGCAAGTCCTCAACCGAATCATGCGATGGCTCGGCCGCGAGGATTTCGTCTACAACGATAAGGGCAAGATCCTTCCAGACAACGAATCGAACATAACCATCGCCCTAGACAAGATGGATGTCCGACTCGCCTACGATGAGTTCAACAACCATCAATATATCAAGTATAACGGCTACGAGGGACAGAACAAGGGCATCATCAACAACCAAGTCTGGCTTGATATCCAGTCTAATTTCCACTTCAAGCCCGGCCTGGAGTTCTACTATATCGTCACTGACTCGATCGCCTATAAGCGGAAATTCCACCCAGTCCGCGACTACTTGGATAGCCTGAAGTGGGATGGGATCCCCCGGCTCGAGGAGTGGCTAATCAAATACGGACAGGCCGCCGATTCGCCCTATACGCGCGCAGTGAGCGCGATCGTTCTGATTGCGGCCGTTCGACGAATCCGTCAACCGGGATGCAAGTTCGACGAGCTCATGGTCCTTGAGAGCGAGCAGGGGATGTTCAAATCTTCTGCCCTGCGAGCCTTGTGCCCGAGGGAGGAATGGTTTTCCGATGATTTGCCACTGTATGCTGATGCGAAGGAAATCATCGAGAGGACGACTGGGAAATGGATCATCGAGGCTTCTGAGTTGAGCGGAATGAGCGCACGAAATATAGATCACCTGAAGTCTATGTTGAGCCGTGAGAAAGACGAAAGCAGACTGGCCTATGGCCGAACGAGGGAATCGTATCCACGTCAATTTATCATCATTGGGACCACGAATTCCCATAAATATCTGCAGGATGAGACCGGGAACCGCCGATTCTGGCCCATCCGTCTGCAACAATTCAACATACCCGGTTTGAAAGCCGAGCGGGATCAGCTCTGGGCCGAGGCCGCTTCGAGGGAGGCTCAGGGCGAATCAATTCGCCTTGATCCCGGGCTGTATGGACAAGCTACCGTCCAGCAAGAGCGACGACGAATCGAAGATCCTTGGGAGATCACCCTCCGAACTCAGTTCGGCCAGCCCTGCCCCGATGAAGGATGCGAATACGATCCCGTCAAAGATCGTCGTCATAAGCGAATTTGTAAGATCTGTGGTTACATCGATACGGGTGGCTGTCAGGTATCTGTGGACGCCGTCTACTCCGCCCTAGCTCTCCCCGTATCTCACCGAACGCCTGCCATGAGCAAGCGAATCAGCGCTATCATGCAAGGCCTCGGCTTCGTGTATGGCGTGTATAAAGATGCATCCACAAAGGGAATTAGCACGCGAGCCTGGATCAAGAAGCCGCCTGAATCTTGATGGAATGCGCGAACCGGCAAATTATGTTACCTAGTTTGGTCGTAGATACGACCAGTTCATCACGATCGACGAAATGCACGAGGAGGTCAACAATGGAACGCCGACTGTTTCTACAAGGACTCGTCACGAGCGTTGTTGGGACTTCAGTAGGAGTGGAACTCGCCACTCCGAGGGAGGTCGCCGCGGTCGTTTCTGGCGACAAGCTCGCGATGACCAAGCTCGAGGAAGGGCCGATACCTGTCCCGTTCTTCGGTGACGGGAAAGTATACTCGAGGGATAGTGACGGGAATTACGTCATGATCGGCGTGATGACCGAGCTTCGTGTTGAGTCGCAGGTAATGGATGCGACATCTGGCTGGGATGGCGAGGTTCGTCTGGTCCCAGGACTTCTGAGGAACCCGAAATTGTTGTTTAGCGGGCCTTTCTGAGGAATTCACGACCAACGAAACGATGAAAGGTGGGAACGACCAACGAAACATGAGCCGAGTGGAGGTCTGTTTAGCCGCTAGAATCGAGGGAACTGGCACGGCCTCGCGCGGTTTGGATGGCTTATCGTGTAATTCTTACGCTCTTTCAGTGGTTGGGTTACATATGGGTTACGTCGGGTTACGCGCGTTTTTTGCCTTCCGAGAGGGCTCTAAGTGCTCTAGATGCAACAGGTTAGCGTCTTTGAACTTGCAATAGGTATACAGGTTACACTGCGGTTCTCAACAGTTGCCAGAAATATGCCCGGTCATGTATCGCCCTATACTGTGCCACGTAACCTAGTAACCTATGTAACATATATAAGAATAGGGAAATAGGGATAAATCCTCGATGGCTGTAAGTGGCTGCAAACAAAGCACTTACGGCCGTTCAGCAAGCGTCCCAATCGCAAAATATTGGGTTACATCAGCACTTGTAACCCAATTTTAAATCACTAAACCGGCGTAACCCTTCTCTTGATAGCAAGAATATGCGATTCACGATTTCGCCGTTGACCTCCCTCGACCCGCCTGCCGCATCCCGAGGTCCGCCTCCCTCGAACCGATGCCCAGATGGACGATTGGACAGAATTCAAAAATGGAAAAGATTGGAAACGCGGATATCAACCGAACTTTAAGAGCGTCCAACGTTGAAACTCAGTGTAATAAAACGATGCAGATTGCACAAAATTGCACACTTCTGCACATCTTACATATCTGTAATTAGAGGCCCTTGACCTTTCCTACGTTCCCTCGATTAGTTGGGAGGATGGGATAGGAAGTCGGGGATTTCGGTGACCTCAATGCCCCAATATCGGGCAGGGCGATGTCGGGCTCCTATCCAATTGGCACGATCTATGCTAGGAGCCTCCCACTTACAATATTGGTAGTTGCAAACGGTTTAAAACTGTGGTATCATGCTTTCCTATGGCAATCGAAGCTGGTCAACGGTATACGGCAGGGCATAGCGGCTGCCGGAAGTTTCCCCTTCCGGTGCAAGTAGTGTGCCTGAACCCTGTCAAACCGTGGGTCACGGTCAGGGACGAGCTCGGCGTGCGAAGTGTACGACTTAGCACGATGTTGCACTGCATTGCCCACGGTTGCATTGCGCTCCTGGATAGCAAGAATCGTGCCACCAATTCTTACAAAATTGGTGCTTGCAATCCAGCAAAAACTGTGGTAGAATGCTCTCATGCTGGCGCACGGGACGCGTCGGCAAACAACGGCAGGCCAATAACGGCCGAAAAGGAGATTAGCATGGCGGAAAACAACGGCGTTCAGACCCTCACGTTCTACAAGAACCACAAGGGCATCTACAGCTCGTTCAGGCTCGCGGGCGTTCGCGGCTCGGTCAACATCACCAACAAGATGTTCGTCGACGGGGTCATCCCGCAGACCATCCAGGTCAGCGGCCTCGTGCCGGAGGGCAGCGGCGAGGTCCCGGCGGACGTCGACCGCGCGGCGGCAGCGGCGGCGAAGGCGCAGGAGCGCGCGGAAAAGGCCAAGGCGAAAGCCGAGGCGCGGGCGGCGAAGGCGCAGGCCATCGCCGACAAGGCCAAGGCAGCGGCCGAAGCGGCTCTGGCTCGGGCGGCCAAGGCGCAGGAGGCGGCAAGCAAGTCCGGTGCCACGTCCGGCGAGCAGACCGGCGAGACGGCGGGCATGTAGTTTGCAGGGACCGGGCTGACCTTCGGGTTGGCCCGGTCCTTGCAGACGAGGATTTCGGGCACGGAGCTTGCAGGGACGGCCTGAGCGTATGCAAGTTCCGTGCCACTGATTTCCGTTAGTCGCAAGGCGACTTCCTACGATCTTCGCGACGACCGCGAGGATGCGATGGGAGGTCGGGTTCTTCCCTCCTCGGATATTGGGGCTATCGGCTCCTGGACCTCGGCAAATCTGCACGATTCTGCACAGACCTGCACACATTCTAGCATCTTACAATTTTGGTACTTGCATTCTGGCGGGCACCGTGCTAGAATGGTCTTACGTTGGGCGCACGGTTCGCGACCTAACAAACAAGCGGCAAGGCCGCTGAAAGGTGTGTATGGATACCATTCTGCAGACGCTGACGTTCCACAAGACCCACAAGGGCATCTACAGCTCGTTCCGCCTGCCCGGAAACCGCGGGTCGGTCAACATCACCAACAGCCTGTTCATCGGCGGCGTGGTCCCCGCCACGATCCAGGTGTCCTGCCTTGTGCCGGAGGGCTTCGGGCAGGTGCCCGATGACGCGGAAAAGGCCGCCGTGGCGGCTGCGCGGGCACAGGAAAAGGCCGACAAGGCGCGCGAGAAGGCCGAAGCGCGGGTGGCGCGCGCGAACGCCATCGCCGAGAAGGCGCAGGCGGCTGCGGCCGCTGCGCTCGCTCGGGCGCAGGCTGCGGCGGAGCGGGTCAGCGGCGACGAAGCTGGCGCGTAGTTTGCAAGGGACGGGTCAGCCTCCGGGCTGGCCCGTTTCCTACGTTCCTCGCCTGAGGTCGTAGGATGGGATAGAAATCACGATCATCGATACCACGGATACTAGGGCTATTGGCGATCCTCCTGCACAATCCTGCACAGAGAACTCCCGGATTACAAAGATAGTAGTTGCATCCAGTTTAAAACTGTGGTATCATGCTCTTACATTGGAGGTGGGCATTGAACGCGATTAACTTCATCGAGGCCATCAAGTCGGTTCGGACGCTCGGTCACAACCGTTACGAGGTCCGTCAAGGCATCAACGGTCAGGTCATCCTCGAGCCGGTCCCGTCGGTTGGCCTGAAGGAGGCCAAGGACTTCATCGAGGAGGTCATGGCGATGGGCGTCCGTCGTTATCTGCAAGAGCAGATCAACGACTCCGACCGGAAGCTGGCTGATCGCATCCGCGAGCGGGACTATCAGGCACGGCGGGAGCAGCAGTCGTCGGCTTTTATCTCGGCTGATGATGCGGCTCCGCATCGCTACGACGACGACATCAAGTTCTAGCAAGAATCGTGCCGGATGCGATTACAATCTTTGTAGTTGCATCCGGCAGAATTCTGTGGTAGAATGTTCTCATGGTTAAGCACTGCGCCGCCTGTCACGCCGAAACGGAATTCGTGGTTACGCCGAACGGGCTCCGGTGCCTGATCTGCAAACTGATGAGAATGAGGTGGATCCGATGAGTGATGACCGCTCGATCAAGATGCACTGCGACGAGGAGATGCGCTCGCAGATCGAGTTCTGTGTCCGTCGCTATCGCTGGGAGGTCGAGCGATGGATTGAGCGGAAGCGAGCTGCGGGGCAGCCGATTGGCGACCTCCAGCGTGAGCTCGAGCTCACCGACAAATGCCTGAAGGAGGCACAGGAGGCGGGGACCTAGCATGAAACATGCCATCGCCTACGGGCTGACGCTCCGGAAAGACGGAGTAATTTCTTAGATTCCCTCTGGGCGAGCTGAGGACTCGCCCAGAGGCGTCGTGCAATGAACTCCTCGATGCCCCAGTCCGCAAGGCTCTTTTCCTCTTCAATTACAAAATTAGTGGTTGCAAACCGTTTAAAACTGTGGTATAATGCTTTCATGATGAGGGAGGTCAAATGGACGGACTCGTAACGGTGGAGGTCAAGCTGCGGGCGGTGATTCGGATCCCGCGCAACATCAACTTCCGGCTGAAGCAGGGCAACGACGCCACGTTCCAGCTCTGGGAGACAGACCTCGGGAATCGGCTCGGGGGACAGGCGGTCGTCGACGAGGTGAACGAGGTCATCGCCCTCGCCGTGGGACAGCGAAATCACGCTCAGGGCGAGCGGGCCAACGAAACGCCTGTCGAGAACCTCGGCGACGTGACGCGCGAGACGCTGGCGGAGCATCTCGCCGACCGCGTGGTCGAGATGACGATCGCCGGTCGTCGCGGGCAGAAGCGGAGGAAGAAGTAGCACGAAATATGCCAGATGCAATTACAATCTTTGTAGTTGCATCTGGCGATGTTCTGTGGTAGAATGCTCTTATGCCAAACAACGTTCCGACCGCACGCTTCAACATCGCCGTCGACGAATACGAACTCGAAATTGTTCGTCAGGCTCTTCGCGCCTACCGCAGCAAGCTCCTTGCTGAGCTCGATGAACTCATCGAAACGAGCAAGGACCTCTGCCCGACGGACAATCCGGAGAACAATCCGGACGTCTCGACGACTCGTGAATGGCTGGACCGTCTCGCTGTGCTTCGCGAGCGCGTCGCTGCCTAAAGCAAGAATCGGGCCAGTTCTGCAAACGGACTGGCCCGACCTCTTTCCCTCTTCCTCGAGGGAGTCGGGAGGATTGGACAGAAATCGGTCTGGGCGATTCTGGAAATGCCCCAATACGAACAACGAAATATGAACAACGAAAAACGAAACATGAAATGGCTTGCATTTCCCGGGAACCTGTGGTAGAATGCTCTTATGCCGAAAACGAAACTCGTTTCATGGGTTGTGTACCACGTTCACGTCAAGATCAAGGCGGACACGAAGGAGCGCATCGAGGAGGTCGCCAAGAAGACTCGCCGGGACATCGGCTTCGATATTCGAGGCCGCGGCATTTGCTTGGAGGTGGAAGATGATTCGCTAATCGTCAATCTCGAGAAGATCTGCGACGCCGAGGAAGTCCGGGTGGACTGAACACTTACAGAATTGGTAGTTGTCAATTACCACGTTCTGTGTTACAATGCTCTGCATGGAGGTCAGCATGGCATACGTCAGGCCGAATTTCAAGTCGAAGAAAGAGCTGAAGGACGCGGTCGCCGCCGGTCGCACGGTCACGGTCTTCCAGCCTGGACTGGGCTCGGTTCCAGTCAACGGTGAGATTGACGTCGAGGGACCTCACTTCCCTCAGCCTCATCGTTGGTATGGATACGTGACGCTGGAGGCGGGTCGGGTCGTCAAGGTCCGCTAAGGGACCGGAGTGAGGTTGGCCGAGCGCTGACCTCACTCTGCTCAGTTTTCGTTTTGATTGGAAATCGCCCGCAAATCCCGCCTTTAGAGCGCATCACGATGGCTCCCCGGCTCAACTTGAGCCAGATCGTGCAATTCCGTCCGCCCATCCGTTAACGCCCATCGCCACCAATCCCGCCAGAACTCGCCAAAAGGGGATAGGAACGTCCAGCCGAAGTATGCCCGATACTCGGGGTATCGGTCCTATCCCATCCCCGATATGCAACGGTCGTGCCAGACCGTGTTCTACCAAAATGTAACACGAAGTACGGAAATGGCACACTTTCCTTTACGGAAGTGCACATCGTTGCACGATTTCGCGCTGGCATCGGCCATGCACTCTTAGTCGGCGGCAATTACGCCAGCTTCGAGGTAAAACTTACATGACCAAATTTGTTATCCAGGCGCATACCAACGGCACGAAGATTGCAATCCCCGCTCCGGGCCATACGGCCGAACGCGCCCTGCATAACGTGCGCCGGAACCGCTGGGTCCGCCACGCCGCCGTGCTTACCGTTTTTGAACGCAAAACCGGAAATTTGGTTTTGGCGGTCAACGGTCCGCGCCGCGCGGCTTCCTACTAGCAAAATCCGGGCCAGCCTTCGGGCTGGCCCTTTTCTGCAAGGGATGTACCAATGACGAATAACCAATTTGACATTTACGATACTGCCCTCCTCGAGATGGCATGTGATTTGTATCAGTCTATCGGCCACGACCTCCAGGCCGCGGCCGGTCTTGGCACGGAAGATGCATACGTCGAGGATGAGGAAGTGGCATCCATCTTGCAGGACCGGATGCGCGATTATCTGCTGGAACATGGCACGAATCTTGTTCCGCTCTGGGATGCCCTGTCCGACGACAAGCGCTTTCGCTTGTGCCTGATGGCACTATAGGTTAGAATCCCGCTGGAAGTCGCCAAACGGCGATATCCAGTGGGTTGATTTTAAGCTGCAGACTCGGGGTATCGGGTCCAGGCCATGCGCCGTTCCTGTCTGTGTTCACCCAAGATGTAACACAGGCGCCAGAATTGTACACAGCTCGTGCACGATCTTGCGCGGACCTGCACACTTCTATACGTGGCACGACCCATGCTTATCTATAGGGCATGGCAAACAAGGCATCGACCAAAATCGTAATCACCCAGTATTACAAAATCGGTAACGACATCTATGCTCCGATTCAGTACATCCCGCTTGTGCTGGTCGCTAGCAAGAACTAGGCCAATGGCAAAATACACAATCGTAATGACGCGGTCCGAGTTTAGCAAAAAGCCTGCCAAAAAGCGTATCAAATCTATGCTCAAGGCAGGCGGCGGCGTCCGTGTAATTTTTACTCGGTAAACACGTAACCCTAGCAAAGGATGTGCCATGAAGGATACCATTATTGTAATCATCGTCTTGGCGTGCCTCTGGCTCGCTTCTTGCAGTTCGCCCGTCGCGCCTGCACACATCTGCACGACCCAGCCGAGGGCATATGCCCTACCTGACGGAAGTGTAAGTATGGAGGTGGACACGTATGCAAGTCCCGTGCCGTGTCCTGCTGTGCCCATCCTGTAACACATACGGTAAACCCTTGATACGCAATGGTTTACCGTGCTCCGTTTTGGTAGGCACGGGAACCAAAATGCAACATGGTCCTACACGAAGTAGCACAGGGTTGCACACCTCTACACATGGTACGGATGGTGCAGTAGTCAATGGCATGGCATACGGTAAACAGCATCCTAACCCACGCGTCCCTTACAAGGTTGTAAGTGCGCTCAAGCGCACAAAGGCAGGTAAATAATGACTCTTGGCACCGTTCTTGCTCGTGGTTGGCAGGCTCCCTCCGGTTTGGCCGCATACCCGCAGGTCCCCGTTGGCACGGACATTGCAGCGGCTACCTACCGCTACAATGCCTCCTTGGCACGGTTCCTGCGGCTTACAGAAATGGCAGTGGCACGGCGCAGCAAGATTCGTGCCGCCCATCGCCGCTACCTGCGCCGCATTGGCATGCCTCTTGCTCCCCTGCCCAAGGGTAGCAAGTATCGTGCCAAGGGTCGTAAACCCTAGCACTAGCAAGGGCCGTGCCATCACCTCCGGTGGCACGGCTTATTTCCACGTACTAATTCTGTAATACATATCTGTAAGTACCATCCTGTAATTACAATCCTGTTCTTACAATTTCGTTCGGCGGGTTCCGGGTTTCGCGTCGCTCGTCCATCGCGCATCCCCAATCCCGCTCCCCAAATTGACTTCACCTATTCCCGGAAACCGAAACCCGCCAGCTAAATCACGGAATTCCCAACCCGCCTCCCAAAGCCAACCGGAACAGCCCTTGACATTATTATTCGCGCGGGCGCGAGCGCGTAGCAAGGAACATGCCAAGCACCGTTCACCGTGTAACTCTTACATGGGCTTGCAATCGAAGACGTCTTGTGGTATACTGAATTTTTCCGTAGGGTTGAGCACGCTCCAAGGGTGAATTCGGTGACAAACACCTTCCCTCGAATAGCGGCGATTCTGGTATTCCTTCTGCTTGCGTGGCAGATCTATATCAGTATCTGGGATTGTCGTAACGCTGGCTCACTCGTAGCGTGCAAAGCGATTACGATTGGCAACCACACTTTCGCCGCCGAGTTCACGAGTCGAAGGCACTAGGTATAGGAATGACCAACATTTTTGACGAGCACCTGCCTCCTCTTCCCTCGAAGGAGGAGTCCGCGACGGAGGAACGGTCACGTTCCAACAAGCGAGATGTGGAAGGGGTGGGAGTGCTCGCGCTGCGACGTGGGCAGATCCGGCTGCAAGAACTCAGTGGTGAGGCGTTTGATACTCTGCGGGAAGCTATGAGATTCGCGGAGTATCCGGTGGCTGTATCCGCGGCCAAGGCTGTGCTGGATCGGTCGGGGTTTGGGCCGACATCGACGCTCAAGATTCAGGAAGGCGATCTGGAAGAACTGTCGACTTCGGAGCTTGCCGCTCTGGCGATCAAGCTCGCTTCTCGTTTAGCACCAAATCATCAATCCGAATCGAACGTATCAGTTGAAACGCCGGGACCGACTCTGAAACGAGTCCATTAGGACTTGTCGGTCTAGGACACAACGATACCCTCCTCCTCTGCACTTCTGGCGGACCAGAATCCGCGCGCAGCCGCGCGGCTGGAAGAGTTGCCGCCGGAAGATGCACTGATCTTAATCACAAGAGAACTGGAACGACGGCGATTTTTGGAACGGCCCGACGAGTGGGTACGGGAACGTCTGCGCGAACATATGTGGTCGTTCCAGAAACAAGTTATTCTGGCTGTGCAGCAGCATCGTTTGGTGCTGGTAAAGACTTGTCATGGGGTGGGCAAATCGTGGACGGCGGCTCGGACAGCCGGTCACTGGTTGGATGTTCATCCGCGGGGTAAGGCTTTCGTAGTGACGAGCGCTCCATCTGCGCCGCAGATCAAGGCGATTCTGTGGAGGGAGATCGGGCGGGTTCACGACATTGGAGGGCTAGACGGACGGGTCAATCAGTTGGAGTGGTACATGACGGTTGCGTCGGGGAGGGAGGAACTCGTCGCATTCGGTCGTAAACCTGATGACTATGATCCGGCGGCTTTTCAGGGTATCCATGCACGATTCGTTTTAGTCATCCTCGATGAGGCTAACGGGATTCGAGGAGCTTTGCATGAAGCCGCGTCGTCGCTCATTGCGAACGACTATGGGCGCATGCTCATGATCGGGAATCCGGACGATCCTCAGGGGGAATACTTTGAAGCGTCGAAGCCAGGATCAGGATGGTTCGTCCTCCAAGTCGGGGCATTCGACTCGCCGAACTTTACGGGCGAAGAAATCCCAGCTGAGCTTCGGCATGACCTTATCGGCAGACTCTACGTTGAAGAGAAAAGGCGGAAATGGGCGCCGAAATGGGTCTGGGTTGACAAAGAAGGTCAGCCTTCGAGTCCTGAAGAAGGAGTTAGGGTAGTCCCACCGGCAGACATCAGGCCAGAAGAGATCAATCCGTTCTGGTCGTCAAAAATACTCGGCGAATTCCCAGCCGTCTCCCTCGAGCAGTCCCTCATTCCTCTTTCCTGGATCCTTGCAGCTCAAAAACGGACTCTGATGAGGCGCGGAGGCGGCACCATCGGGTTAGACGTTGGGGCGGGCGGGGATGCATCGTGCGGAGCACACAACGATTCGGGTGTTTGCCGGATTCTTTGGGAGGACAACAACCCTGACACGATGCAGACGTGTGGTAAGGCCGTGGAGGCGTTGCATGAAGTCGGGGCGGAGAAGGTTCATGTAGACGTAATCGGAATCGGTCGGGGAGTGGTGGATCGGGGGAAGGAACTTGGTGAGCCTTTCTTTGAAGTCAACGTTTCTGATGCACCAGATGACCCGAAGCGATTCCTCAACCACCGATCCGAGATTTGGTGGGATGTACGGACTGCTTTTGAGCGTGGTCAGATCGATTTGGACCCTGAAGACGAGGATACTGCGGCGGAACTCGTTGAAATTAGGTATAAGAGGTCCTCCGTTGGCAAAATCCAGATTGAATCAAAGCAGGAGGCCAAAAATCGAGGTGTGAAGTCGCCGAATCGCGCAGAATCTATCATGCTGTCGTATGCGAAGATTCGGAAAAAGTATACTGAAGCAACATGGGGAGCTAAGAACTAATCATGGGATCAGGAATGGAGGCACTCCGTACGTTGGCGTCCATTATTGGCCCACGAGCGGCTCTCTCAGCTGCTTTAGGAAAGACTTTCGGTGGAATGCGGGACCTCGCACGGGTCCTGGGCTACAAATCAAGTCTCGATATCAACGACTATCGCCTATGTGCGCGACGGAATCCTTTGGGCAGTCGCATCATTCGGGCATTCCCTCAAGGGACATGGAGGGGTGGCGGGGAGCTGATCGAGGACGATGAGAAGCAGGATTACACGCCGTTCGAGAAGCAGTGGCACGATCTTGCTGTGCGCCTCAGGTTGTGGCGCGTGTTTTATCGTGCTGATGTCCTTGCTGGCCTGGATCGCTATTCTTGCATTCTCCTCGGAGCACCCGGTGCGCTGAACACTCCGCTACAAGATGCTCGCGGACCTGAAGATTTGGTCTACGCGAAGCCTTACGCGGACGATATCCTCACAATTGAGGAGTTGGAGTCCAATTCCAACGATATTCGGTTCGGCAAGCCGAAAATGTATCGTCTGAAGCCTCCAAAGCTCGATAAAGAAGTCAAAGTCGTGAAATTTCCGACTTTGGAAGACAAGATGGTCCATTGGACCCGCGTAATCCACGTTTGCGACGACTTGGAAGACGATTTATACGGTTCTCCTCGACTGGAATGCGTTTGGAACCGACTGGATGACCTGGATAAGGTCACTGGTGGAGGCGCAGAGGCGTTCTGGTTGAGGGCGAATCAGGGGATTCAGGTTGACGTTGAGAAAGAGATCGATCTCTCCACTGAGGCGGAAAAGAGACTCGATGAAGAGGTCGATCGCTATATCCACGAAATTTCGCGAGTTTTGCGAACTCGTGGCACAACGGTCAACACGTTGGGAAGCGAAGTTGCGGACTTTAAGAACCCGGTAGCCGCGATTATCGCTCAAATTTGCAGCGGAACTGGAATTCCGCAGCGAATTTTGATGGGTTCGGAGCGTGGTGAGCTCGCATCGACTCAGGATCGAGACAATTGGTTCGATCAGATCGGTGATAGGCGCTTACAGTTCGCGGAACCGAATCTTATCAACGTTTTGACCGACCGTTTGATTGAATTTAAGTTCCTCGGAAAGCCCGCACAGTACGAAACTCGCTGGTCGCAGCTGAAAAGTCTGGATGACGGACAAAAAGCCGACTTGGCGATCAAAATCGCGACCGTTAACAAGTATCAGGGCGAAACGGTCGTTACGGCGGACGAAATTCGGGACCGCGTGTTTGGTTATCCGAAGTTGACCGAGGAACAGAAGAAAGAAGAGGCGGCTAAGGCCGCGGCGAAGAAGCCAGCTTTCGGTCAACCTCCAGGACAGCCCGGTTCTCGTAAGAATCCGGCTCTTCCGGAGGATGCAAATCAGGTGCGGGCACAGCAATGATTCATCAATATGTGTCAACGGCGTGTCAGCATGGTTTGCATGCTCGGTGCAGACAGAAGTGCAAATTCTGCGATGTGGACTGTTTGTGTCTCTGTCATCGCAGCAACATCCAGAACTCATTGAATCGTATCGAGGCGGCGCTCACAGCAGTTCAAAAACAAGGAGTCGTAGTCATGCAGGAATTGGATGATCTCAAGGCACAGGTCGAGGAGACGACGACGGTCGAACAGTCGGCGATCGAGCTCCTCAACGGACTCAGTTCACAGATCGAATCACTGAAAACCGATCCCACCGCCTTACAGGGCCTCGCCGATCAGCTCAGGTCGAAATCGGGCGAGCTCGCGGCTGCGGTCGCCGCCAACACGCCGAGCGCGTAGCGCCGGATCGACAATGAGCACGGCTGGGACCATAAAATTTCCGTTCACGACGGATTTTCCAAACAATCCGGCGTACGACATTTCCGCTGATGTCGTCAATGAAGGAACGTTTAAGGTCGCTGGTGGTCCTGACGGGGAAGTGCTCGTTGTCGATTCGACCCATCCGAGCGGATTCGGAACTATCCCACAGCCAATCGGGGAACAGGGAGAACAGGGTATCCAAGGCCCGCAGGGAGAACAGGGTATCCAAGGGATTCAGGGGCCTCAAGGACCAGCTGGAGCGGATGGGGCTGATGGAGCCGATGGAGCGGATGGCGCAACTGGACCTCAAGGCCCACAGGGTCCTCAGGGTGTTCAAGGTCCGCAGGGCATACAGGGAATTCCCGGACCAGTTGCTGACCCACTGACAACGTCAACGCTGATCGGTGGGACGGGAACTACTTCCACTCTTACTCTGAAACCAACGAGTGGAGTTGGCGCTGCCGGTGCGGATATCATTCTGAAGGTCGGCAACAACGGTGCGACCGAAGCGTTACGGCTTCAAAATGACGGTAGCCTGCTTCTCCAGAAAGACGCGTGGATCTACGGACTGCATACGAACGGATCCACACAGCGTCAAGTCATTCGATATTCGAACGATCGCACTGAAATCGGCTCAGCGACTGGACGAGGAGTAACAGGTCCATCCGGTGCTGCGCTGATTGTTGACCGTCTGTACATGGACAATGAAATTCTCCATGGACAGGACAGCTATGGAGGTTTCACCAATCGACTGACATGGCGGGCACCTGCGAATGGTGTCCTGACTTTACTGAATTGGAATGAAACTACTTTTGATCGACTCCAGTTCGGTGGCACGTCCGCTTCGTTCCCAGCGCTGAAACGATCTGGCGCAGATCTTAAGATCCGTTTAGCCGATGATTCTGCTGCCGCTATTCTCTTTGCAAAAGCTCTGCGGATTGATTACAATCAATACATAACCGGTCGCAATTCTACCGATACCGCTGACATCAATATGTTCCGCACCAATTCGAGCAATCGGATTGATGTTGGGGCAGGATTGGATTGCAGCACGATTACAGCCTCTGGTGCGATCACAGGCACACAGTTCAACGGCAGCGTCAGTGCGGCGGCGTCAGGATTTCTCAGCATTGGCACACGCGGCTATTTCGATGCGACGGCTGATGGTGTTTGGCGTCTTCAGAACGCAGCAGGAACAAGTTTTGGCAGACTTGGATTCGGTGGGCTGACTTCATCATTCCCTGCGCTCAAACGCTCTGGTGCAAATCTCCAGGTCCGACTTGGGGATGACACTGGTTTCACTGAAATTGGTGCCTTGGCAGTCGGGGATGCTTCGATCGCCTTCCGTATTCGTACTTCCCTCGGAACGCCGTCCAGTCTGGCGGAGGGCGACGTCTGGGTCGAGGGATCTGGCACCTCGCCTGCGCGGGTTTTAGCAGTGAAAGCGTATGATGGAGGAGCGACGCGAACCATTGCGTCGATCACATACTGATGAAGAGATTCCTCGGCGTCATTTCGGTGGTTCTGCTTGGCACGATCGGGTTGGCGCAAGAACGCCAGATCATGCCACATGGCGATGTTCTTCCAGCGAATTGTGCCGTCGGTGAGATCTTTATCTTGGGTTCCGGCCCTGTAATTGGTCTCCATGAGTGCATCAGTCCGAACGTGTGGCGTCCTGTTCGGACCGATCCAGCGACAATTCCAGGTGCTTCTGCGCCGGTATGGGGCGACATCACTGGAACTGTTGCCAATCAGACCGATCTTCAATCTGCTCTGGACGCAAAGGTCGCGACCAACGATGCACGGTTATCAGATTCTCGTAGTCCAACGGCTCACACTCATCCACAGTCGGATATTACCAATCTCGTCACGGCATTATCAGGTAAAGTTGATACGAGTGATGCGCGACTTACCGATGCGCGAACTCCAGTCGCCCACACCCATCTTCAGCCAGAAATTACTGGACTTTCTGCTACACTTTTAACGAAGTCCAACACTGGTCACACTCATACTCAAGGTGAAATTACAGGACTTGCTGCTGCGCTTTTAACGAAGATAGACACCAATGATGCTCGTCTCACGGATGCACGCACTCCGTTATCACATACCCATGTGGATGCGGATATTCCTAATACCATCACGATTGATTTGGCGGCTACGGCGACGGCTCTAGCGGCTAATCCAGCAGACTGTGCAGCAAATCAGTTTGCGACAGCAATTGGCGCTAATGGCGACTTGACGTGTGTCGCGCTGACCGATGCTGCTATCCCAGACACCATTACGGTCAATAATGCAACTCTAGCGGCCACCGCGACGGCTCTAGCGGCCAACCCGACAGATTGTGCTGCGAATCAGTTTGCGACGACGATTGCGGCTAATGGAAATCTTACCTGTGCTGCAATCACCGACGCAGATGTCCCAGATAACATCACCGTCAGTTTAGCAGCGGCTGCGACTGCACTGGCCGCGAATCCAACAGATTGTGCCGCGAATCAATTCGCAACGACGATTGGCGCTAACGGGAATCTAACCTGCGCCGCGTTGACAGACGCTGATATCCCTGATACGATCACGGTCAATTCCGCTACTACAGCAGCGACAGCGACAGCCTTAGCTTCTGATCCTGCGGATTGTACTGGTGGGCAGTTTGCGGTAGGAATCACTGCAAACGGCACCGCGACGTGTCAGACGCCATCTGCTGGAACAGCACCGACTTTCCTGCGCGTAACAGCTGATGTCAGTAACAGCACGGTCAATTTCTCCAACGTAACCGGACTCACTCTTGCGGTTGGGTCTGGAGTCACAGTAAATTTCAGCTGCAATTTGATCGCATTTGCAGCAGCGACTACGACGGCACCACAGTTCGGCATCAATGGACCTACGGCCTCTGCTATCGATCTTGCAACGACGCAAGCGACGACATCTACTGCTGTTTTCAATTCTGTGGTGACAGCCTACGATACGAATGTGAATCCGGTCTCTGGTATCACAACTCCGGGAGGCCCTGTTCAATTGTATGGCTCGATAGTCACCACAGCTTCGGGCACATTCGCAGTCCGTATTCGTTCTGAAGTTGCGGCCAGTGCAGTCACGGTCAAACGTGGATCGTGGTGTATGGTCAACTTGCAGTAGGCTACGATGGCAGAAAAATTTACGCTTCAAGCGCCGATCGCAACATCTCGCACTTCTTACAGTCTGAACTTCTTGACAATGGACTGGAAGAATGCTGCGGTCCGTGCTGCTGTTGAAGGTGATGATGGCGTCATAGTTCCAATCGAATATGATGGGCCACCTGCAATCGCCGTGATGCAATTTATCAACACTGCTGATTTCAGAACACAGTCGATGCATCGACGAGCTATGCTGCGATTCGCGCAAGACGGCAAACTTCCTGCTGGAACGGTTAGCGGGACTCCGGACTAATGGTCTTCGAAGATCACGTCCGGTTGGAGCTTGGTGAACTTCATTTTCGCATTGCGAAGATTAGGCAAGAAACTGAGCTTTTAGTGGAAGAAAACGCGAAACTCAGGGACGAAAATCGTAAACTGAAGGAAGAGCTTTCAAAGGAGATCAGGCTACCGATTGAGCTGGAGTCGAAGTGACGATTGGCATCTTTGATCCAGCAATTTTTGATCCAGCAATTTTTGACTCTGGGTTACTCCCATTTCCAGAGCCAACTATTATCGATATCAATGGAAGCGCGGCGAATCCAGTTTTTGATATTCTAGTTCGTACAACGGTCTCGATCGCAATCCAGGGTTCATCAAGTAATACGATCGATATCATGGCAGGAGTTGCTCCTCTCGAGTTAGCTGAAGTGTAACGATGGCTACCGAGTTCAACATAACAGACGCGCATCGATTCTTCTTAGGCGAAGATAAGGTCCTTCGTCTGCAAGTCTTCGAGGAAGATCTCACTACTCCGTTGGACGTGAGTGGCTGGAATCTCGCATTCTATGTTCGCAAGAAAGACAAAGACGCTGACCCAGCACTTATCACAAAAACGCTCGGCGCTGGCATTCAAGTTGAGGGTACTTTTTCTTCGACTCCTAGTGAGAATCTCCAGAGAGTGCTTATCGATATCGAGAGCGACGATACGAATGGCCTTAAAGCATCTTCATACCGATACTCAGTGAAGCGCGTTGATGTCGGTAGCGAGACAATTCTGGTCTTCGGTTCGATCGTGTTTCTTCAAGCGACTGCACACTGATATGGCTAAAGAACATCGCTTCCTACGGCTCAAGGGACAAACCGGACAGGTTCGCGTCGCGAAGTATTGCGGGCGTGATCATGTCGTGGTACCTGTCGTCGGCCTAGTCGAGGGAGTGGTGAAATCGGCCAACTCCAAGCGATGGGAATACATCCCGGGATCTGAAATTTCAGCGATGGTCGCCAATGGCTGGAATGGACGACCGGTTCTGCCGGATCACCCACAAGTGGACGGCAACTATGTCTTGGCGAATAATCCCGACATTCTCGAGAAGTATCGATTCGGTGAACTCTTCAATACGTCTACGTCGGACGAGAAGCTCACCTTCGAAGCGTGGCTGGATGCAGATCGTGCCAGTGTCGTCGGCCCAGACGCGGTTAGCGTCGTTGAGCGAGCGAAAGCTGGTCAACCGATCGAAATCTCTATCGGCGCTTTGATGGAAGCGGAAGAAAAGTCCGGCACTTTCGACGGCAAGCCGTACGATGCGATCTGGCGCAACATCGTTGGCGATCATCTCGCCATGTTACAGGAAGGAAGGCGTGGAGCGTGCAACAACGATATGGGGTGTGGAGCTCCGCGCTTTGCAGCGGAGGAGTTCCAGATGGCTGACACGAATGAGACCGACGACAAGAAGAAGACCCTCCGCGAACGACTGATGTCACTCATCACTTTCAAGAGTGGCAAGGCCGAAGCGGACACGAGCGACTCCGATCTCCGGAGCATGCTCAGTCAGGCACTACGCGCCGTCGAGCCGGGATACATGGGAATCGATTCCGTGTTTCCCAACGAGAAGCTCGTCGTCTACGCCGTGATGCCCAAAGACGAATTCCAACTTTTCCGCCGTAGCTACGAAGTCAACAGCGGGGAAGTCAAGCTGGCGAAAGAGAAAGAGGAAGTCAAGCCAGTCACCAGATACGAACCACTCAGTGAGGCAGCGCCCGCTCCGTGCGGATGTCGCAACAATGCAGAAGGAGAACAAAACATGAAAACGAAGGCGGAGCGTGTCAAGGCACTCATCGACAACCCCAAGATGAAGCTTGCCAAGGAAAGTCAGGCCGCGCTGGAAGCATCGCCGGACACCGTCATCGATTCCCTCGAACAGGCGGCGGTCGTTCTCGAGGCAGGCGGCGGAACTGCTCGCGAACCCGAGGGCGAGAAGGGCGGCGACAAGAGCGGGCAGTCGTCTGTTTCGTCCAATCCTGCCCAGCAGGGTGACAAGAGCGGGCAGACCGGTTCGCAGACTGGATCCGAAACCGACGCGACCCGTCACAACTCCTCGAGGGTGCTCTCGATGGAGGAGTTCCTCGCATCGGCGCCACCGGAGTTGCGCGACGGATTCCGTGCGACGGCGGCGTTCGCCAAGGAGCACAAGGCCGCGGCGATCAAGGTGCTCAAGGAATCCAAGCGGTGTGACTACAGCGACGCCGAGCTCGAGGCGATGGACGTCGTCGCGCTCGAGAAGATGGCGAAGCTCGTCGGCGCCACCGTTCCGGCAACCGGTCGCGTGGATTACATGCCTCAGGGCGTGCGGTCCAACGTCGGCGAGACCCAGGAAGAGACCGTCCCCGATCCGCCGGATTTCTACCAGGACATCCGGGTCGCTGCGGCAGGCACCAAGAAGTAGCTCAGTCCCACTGGTCGTCGTGAAGTAAACGTAGAGAACAAAGGAGCAGACATGGCAAAGCGAGTAATCGCTCTGCTCGGTGAGCCGATCCAGACCGAGGACTGGGCTGCCGCAGAAGCGATCACCCCTGGGATGCTCGTCAATATCAACGGAAGCGGCCTCCTGATCAAGCAGGCGACTGCTGCCGCGGATTGCGCTCACATGTATGCCATGGAGCGTGACGAGATGGGCGACGATATCGATGTCGCCTACGCGATCGGCGATACGGTCAAAGTCGGTTGCTTCCACGCCGGGATGCGAGTGAATGCGTTCATCGCTTCCGGTCAGAACATCGCGCTCGGCGCGTATCTCGAATCCGCTGGCGGCGGAGCATTTCGTGTTCTGGCCGCGGGCAAGGTCAAGCTCCAGGCCCTGGAAGCGGTGAACAACGCCGCGGGACCTGGACCTGCTCGGATTCGCGGGCTCGTAGTCTAACGAACGAGTCATCTCGTCACCAGCAGTTCTCGAGATTGTCTGACAAGGAGTGATGCAAATGGCGGAAACTGCAAGGGTCGACGGTGGCCGAGCTTTCTGGGGATCCGGAAAGTGGGCAACCGAGCGCATGTTGCGCGCGATGAAGGAAGGGCGGTCGTTGACGCCGAAGGAGCTTCGGACAAACGACACCCTTCGGAACGAGGAGTGGAAGGCGTTCGACACCGCTCTGGTGGAAGGTATTCGGACTCGGCTCCGCGCAGTTGCGGATCTCATCGGAGCCGGGCTGACGATCCCTCTGCCGAATGCGATGGCAAAAACGGTTCTGTCGTACGACAAGATCGGCGACATGGATCCGGCGACCGTATCGATGGACGGCATGGCTCGCTCCGAGAACGACCGGGTCGAGTTCGAAGCTGGCGCGCTGCCCATCCCGATCACCCACAAGGACTTCTTCATCAACATCCGGAAGCTGATGGCTTCTCGGCTGGGTGTCGAAGCCCTCGACACGATTCAGATTCGAATCGCCGGTCGCCTCGTGGGTGAGGAGATCGAACGGATGCTTTTGATCGGTGGCAAGCAGTTCCAGAGCCTTCCGATCTACGGCTACACCACGCATCCCAATCGCAACACCATTGGCTTCAGCGGAAGCAAGCCGTGGTCAGATCTCACCAAGGACGGCGCTGGCATCCTCACCGACGTCCAGGCCATGATGTCGGCGGCTGAAGCGGACGGATTCTACGGCCCGTACTGGATCTACTTCAGCAAGAACGCTTCGGTCCGCATGGAAGGCGACTACAGTGCGACGTCGGATCTCACGATCCGTCAACGCATCGAGGCGGTCGACGGCATCTCTCGTTTCACGTCGCTGGACATGCTGCCGACCAACAGCGCGATCCTGATCCAGCCGACGTCGGATGTCGTGCAGCTTGTTGACGGCGAGCGGCCGCAGAACGTTCAGTGGGATGTCAACGGCGGCTTCGGCGTCAACTTCAAGGTCTTCGCGATTCAGGTGCCTCTGATTCGCGCGGACGCGGACGGGAACAGCGGCATCGTTCACATGTCGTAAGGAGGTGGGGCGTGGCCCCATGTAGAGCCTTCGGGCTCATCTTAGCGTTGTCTGAACTCTGGACAACGCAGATCCTTACCAACGGAGGAAGCAGATGAGAGTGAAAGAGTTCAAGCTGCGTGACGATGCCGTGCATTATCACGATGGTGAGCAGGTCCAGCCCGGTGACACCGTGCATCTCACCGAGGCTCAGTCGCGCGCGTGGCAGGACAAGTTCGTTCCTGTCGGTGACGGTGACTTCGAGGAGATGGATGAAGTCCCCAAGTACGATCCCAAGAAGAGCTCCAAGTCCAAGGGCGCCAAATCCAAGGACGAAGGGAACGACAAGGGACCGACCAAAGAGGCTCCTCAGGGCCAGCCGGTCGCGGCACCGGCGATTCACGTCGAGGGCACCGGCGGATTCAGTGGTCCGGTCGATCCGCACGTCATGGACCCGGCTCGTCAGGGACAGCAGTCCCGCGAGCAGCGGCAGATCATCGATTCCGGCAAAGCGCCGGTTCCTGCCGTGTTCAGTGGCAAACAGGCCGAAACCGGAAAACCGGCTCCGGCTCAGGCTGCCAGCGGCGCGCGTCCGTCCGGCACTGCGCCTGCCGAAGAGAAGAAGTAGCGAGGAGAAGGGACGATGTCTGCAAGCTATGATCCGTCACTCGAGGAAGAAAAGGACTGGGTCCGTCTCCTTGTTGGCGATCGAGATGTAGCTCGTCCCTTCTTTCAGGATGAAGAGCTAGAAGCGATTCTCGCGTCAGAGGGGAATCGCTATCTTGCTGCTGCTCGTGCAGCAGAAGTGATCCTTGCTAAGGATCGTGGGCTCGTCGAGAAGGCCGTCGATGATCTTCGTCTCCGCTGGTCAGATAATGCGAAGTCCGCATACCACGAATACATCAACAGCCTCCGCGCCAAAGGGATGGCGATGGCAGCTGGTACGAGTTTCGTGTTTCGGGTCGCAGGAACCCAGCCATGAGCGACTTCATCGAACACATGATGGAGATGTTTCCTGATACGGTTACTGTCGTCATAAATAGTCCTCCTGATGCGTTCGGTGCGGTGACGCCAATTTCACAAATCGATTATCCTGCTCGTGTAGATGGTAAAGTCAGACAGATTAAGGACGCTGGTGGACAGACGGTAATGAGCTCGGTGATGGCAATCTTCCCAACGGCAAAGGGACTTTCGATCGACTATACGTATATTCTTCCGGCACATTTCGTTCCTCGAGATCCCAAGCCGATCGCTGTCGGCCATGCAAGTGACGAGACTGGTGAGTCGCACGAACGGGTCTACTTCTTCTGGACACAGACGGGCTGATGGGTAGACCTAGAGCGACACTGAAAGGCTTGGCGGAGATGCAGCGCAAGATTTTGAATATTGCGCGTAGATTCCCCAAGCAGGTTGGAAAGGCACTGTATGATGAACTGGATAAAGTCGAGAAGCCTGAAAGCATGGCACGGACTCCAGTTCGCTATGGCGATCTTCGAGATTCTCATACGACGCGCGGCCCGGTCATTCGAATGAATAAGATCAGCGCGTGGATTGAAGTCGGGGAAGGGCTCGACTATGCAGTTCGGGTTCATGAAGATTTGGAGGCATTTCATCCAGTAGGTCAGGCGAAATTTCTCGAATCTACTATGAATGAGAGTGCGCCATACATTCTTCGTCGTGTGGCGGCTCGTATCAAGCTTGGGCAAGAATAATGCCGTTCATGGAAGATGTTGCATTTCTGCTAGTCGCCAATGGATTTGGCACTGTAGGAACAAATATTTTCTATTCTACTCGTGCAAAGATTCCGGTTGGAAACGGGCCATATGTTAGTCTAATCGAGACAGGAGGGTTAGCGCCAGAGAAAACACAGAATCGCAAAACCAAACCGGCTTATCAGAGACCTGGACTCCAGGTTATCGTCCGTGCGACAGATTATATTGTTGCACGAAACCGTGCAGTTGAAGTCTATAACACAATTTCAGCTGTAAGAAATCAATTTGTAGGCAATGCGCCAGGAACATGGTATTTGAATATGGCCCCTCAACAGGAGCCATTTGATGGTGGCAGTGATGAGCAGGGCCGACCGAAGGTTCTATTCAATATCATTGCCTACAAGAGAGCAGCATGAAAAAACTTTTGTGGATCGGTGACGCAGCCTGTGATAGTGGCTTCTCCAATGTCACTCACAGTGTCCTTTCCTTTCTGCACAACTCGTGGGACGTCAGTGTTCTTGGCGTCAATTATCGCGGCGATCCGCACAACTATCCGTATCGCATTTATCCAGCCTTTGTGGTTGGATGTCGCAATTTTCTTGGAACCTCTCGGGTAAAGGACGTCCTCGAGGCCGAGAAGCCAGACGTGGTCGTTCTTCAGACGGATCCATGGAATGTGCCAACCTACGATGCTTTGATTGGATGTGGAATTCCAGTCATTGGTATTATTCCGGTCGATGGTCGGAACTGCGCTGGTGATCAGCTCAACACCTTGGATCGAGTCATCTTCTGGACGCACTTCGGCAGGAATGAAGCGATCAAGGGTGGCCTGAAAAAGCCGTCAACGGTCATTCCGCTCGGCGTCGATACAACGATTTTCGTTCCTGGCTTTCAACAAGCGGCTCGACAATTTCTTGGTCTGCCACAAGAGATGGTCGATGGCTTTATCGTTGGCTGTGTCAATCGCAACCAACCTCGCAAGCGATTCGATCTTTTGATCCGCTATTTCTGCATGTGGGTCAAGAGCCACAACATCGAGAACGCGTATCTGTTTCTCCACATCGGACCAACTGGTGAGAACGGATACGATTGCGTCCGCTTGATGAAATATTACGGCATCGAGCGACGTCTATTCCTGGCCTTACCCGAGGTCTGGAAAGGCGTACCGATACCAGAGCTCGTTGCCACATATCAGGCTTTCGATGTTCAAATGACCACCACTCAGGGTGAAGGGTGGGGTCTGACGACGATGGAAGGGATGGCCTGTGGCATTCCACAGATTGTTCCTGACTGGGCTGCTCTTGGGGAATGGACCGAAGACGCAGCCTGGAAGATCAGCTGCCCAACCACTATCGCCACTCCTGGTCACGCAAATCCGATTGGCGGCATTGCGGATCAGTATCGCTGTATTTCTGCTTTGGATCGGCTCTATCGTCTTCAAGATCTACGACAGGAGTATGGGGCACGAGGCCTTGCTCTTGTCAATCAAGAACGGTTCCGTTGGTGGAAGATCGCGTCACAAATCGAAGCCGAGCTAGCGATTGCTTACTCCTCGGAGGACTCACACCTGCCTGATTTGCAGGTCGTAGGAGGGACAGATGCCTAGTGTTACCACAGGTCTCGAGAGCAATGCCATATCCGCACATGGCACTCTCATCTCGCGGAACGGTACGGAAATTGCCGAGCTCCGCGACATCACGCCGCCAACGCTTACCCGCAACACGATCGAGACGACTTCGCAGAACTCCAGCGATGACAGCTACGTCGTCGGCGTTCGGCGAAAGGGCGAGTTGTCCATGACGATGGGCTTCTTGCCGAGCGGCGAGAGCACCCACGATTCGTTGACCGGCCTCGTCAAGGCGTGGCACGACGGATCCAAGGATCTCTATCTTCTGACGTTCCCGGATGGCGCCACATGGCAGTTCTCCGGATTCGTCACCAATATCGCACCGACGGCTCCGGTGGACGGCGGCCTCGAGGCGACGGTCAACATTCGGCCGAGCGGCGGACACATCCTGTTGCCGTAGCGTCGGCTTTCACCGAGAGGACGAGCGAGCTTATGAGCGAAACTAAATATCTCACGCCAGAGGATGTCGAAACGGTCAATGACATCCGTTATATCGATGCGACCGCTTGGGGCGGCACGCTTCGCTTCGGCTCCCTGCCAGCCGAGGACATGATCGAGTTCCTGGAATCCAACGAAGGCCCAGCGAAAAAGACGGCTGCGATTCGCATCATCGTCAAAAGCTGGGTCGACGCGGATGGAAAGCGCATCGGAACCGAGAAACACATCCAGATGCTCAAGAAGAAGGACTCGGCTACGATTTCCGAGCTCGTCGGCGTGATTCTCAAGCTGAACAAGCTGGGACAGAAAGGACAGCTCGAAGAAATAAAAAACGAATCCGGCGAAGCGATTACCGACGCTTCGCGTACCGTCTTGCACTGAAGACAGGCCAGACTGACGTACGGCGGATGCTTCGAGGGATGTCCTGGGAAGGCTTCCTCGGATGGTTTGCCTACGACCAGATTGAGCCATTTAGTGAGAAGCGTGCAGATCTTCGGGCGGCTTCTATCTGCTCTCTTCTCGCTAACATCCATCGTGATGCTCGTAGAAAACCACGGCCTTTCACGATAGATGATTTCGTACTCGTATTCGGTGACGAGGTAAAGAAGGAAGCGCCCAAACAGACATGGCAACAACAGAAGGCCGTCGCCCATCTTTGGGTTGCTGCTCTGTCTGGTAGCAAAGCAAAGTCCAAGAAAGAAGCAGCATGAGTATCAATGTCGGTAATCTGGCCGGTGGCATTGAACTAAATGATGCTCTGTCTTCTGCACTCGAAAAGATCCATGCCCGCTTGACCTTAACTGGTGTTGATTTCCAGGAACTGGACAAGAAAGTTCAAGCTTCCAGCACCGTCTTTGGTCAAGCGGCAAACGTTCAAACACAACTTCAGGCTGAACTCGCCAAAAGCCAAATCCTTGTAGCCGGTTATACGAAAAGTTTGGACGACGCGACCAAGGTTGCAATGACGGGAGCTCGTGCAGCGAAAGAGTTGCAGCCCGTCATTCAAGCTGAAGCTCAAGCACTCCTACAGGCTAAATCCCAAGCCGATGCACTTCGCGCTTCAATGAAACTCCTCGATAAGGAGTTCAACACCGTTAAGGAATCTGCACAGATTACCAGCCAGCAGATCGTGGCCTTTGGTCGCGGTATGCAGGAAGCTGGAGTTGTAGTTAGCACGGCATTTTCAATTCCTATGGCTGCCGCTGGAGCAGCTTCTCTCAGCTTTGCTGGCGATTTTGAAAAAGCGATGACCAAGGCTTCTATCTTGGGCGGCTTGACCGCCAACGAGATGAAAGCCTTTGAGTCCACTGTCATTAGCACTGCTGAAACGATGGGCAAAGCCCCGGCTGAAGTTGCGCTGGGTCTTGACGTTATCGGCTCAGCAATGTATAAAGGAGCGGAGGCTGCTGGCATTCTCGAGAAGGCGACCAAAATGTCAGCCCTCGGAATGGGCACAGTCGAGGAGACAACGCGAGCAGTCGTTGGCGCGATGCTCGCATATAAGAATGAAAATTTGGATGCCGCGGCAGCTAGTGATATCTTGCTGAAAACGGTTCAGCTTGGTAACATGAAGATTGGTGACTTGGTTGGTGCGCTGGCTAAGATCAATCCTCTTGCTGCTGCGATGGGCGTCAAATTTGCAGATGTGAATGCCGCTATTGCGACTTTCACCCATCTTGGAGCTCCTGCAGAAGTCGCTGCTACTGGTGTTCGAGCGGTTCTTTCCAATATCCTGAACGACAGTGCAAAGACCGAGAAAGGCCTGAAGGCACTCAACATTTCTATGGTTGATCTGCAGGCCGCGATGCGGGATAACTTCGCAAAAGCCTTGACAGATCTAGTTGCCGCCGCTGAGAAAGTTCCAGGCGGAATGGCGAAACTAAATGATGTCTTCCCGAACATCCGCGCTCTGACTCTTGTCTTGGCTGATGCCAAGGCACAAGGAGAATCTTTCTTAGATACAGCCAACGCAATTCGTAATTCAGCTGGAACACTGGATACCGCTTTCACGCAAGTTCAGCAAACTTGGACACAGCAGTGGAATGAGTTCAAGGCCAGTCTGGAGGCAGTAGGAATCCAGTTTGGTCAAGCTCTCCTGCCAATGATGAAAACTCTAATCAGTTTCATCACTGACTATGCCCTGCCAGCCGTGAAAAAGCTCATCGATCTTTTCACGTCGTTGCCACAGCCTCTACAAATCGCTGGAGTTGCTTTCGGTGGTTTCATGATTGCTGCTGGGCCGACATTGATTTTTGTTGGCGAGATGATTCGCGCTTGGGGACATCTCAGTGCCGCGATGAAAACTGAGACCTTCAAGAATGCGATTGCTGGATTGATAGCATTCGGCGAACGTATAGCTGAGACAACTACGTTCGCATGGGCATTGAATACTGCATTACTCGCTGTTGGAGCGACTGCGGTTGCTGGTGGGGTCTACGGAATTTTCAAGATCGTCGAACAGTTTACGTTGCTACAAGCTGAAAATGCCAATCGTGCATCAGCGGCTGCAAGACAGGCAACTGTCGATGAATCCAATCTGATTCGGATTCAGGAACAAGCAAACAAGGTGCTTGGTGACAAAGCAACCAAGTTTAAGGATCTCAACGAGGCAGTGAAGTGGGCCAACGAGAACTCTGCGAAGTTAAGAACTGATGATGAAATTTTGAACTTCGTGATGAACGAGTTAGCGGATTCCCAGAATAGAGTCTCAGAGACCTCAAAGATCTGGGCCGCTGAAGCTGATATCGCCAAATTCTCTACATCAAATCTCTCGGTATCCATGCAGGATCTCGTCAAGAAGCTCTTTGACGTAGGCATGAGCTCAGCAGAAGCAGTAACGTTCCTCAAGGAGCATAATCTCTTCAACGATGAGATGAAGGTCGGTATCGAGAACCTCCACGAAGCTTACACTAAAGAACAGAAAGCCCTTAAAGACGTGGCCGATGCTGAGCTTGCTGCTCACATGGCTTCTGTCCCATTGTATGAAGCACAGGAGAAGGAAGTTAGACGGCTCCTCGATTTGGGGTTGGGACACAAACAAATCGCTGACTATCTTGGTGTTCATATCGCTCAAGTAAATGCACTTGTCAAAGTTAAAGCTGACGAGGAAAAATCCCTCAAGGCTGAACTGAAAGCTATTGATGACCTCGAGAAAGAGTGGAATTCGTACTACAAGGACAAAGACCTTCTTGGGGCAACCGACAGCGAAAAGATCCGTATCAAAGCCGATGCAGACTACGCGAAAATCGTTGAGAAACTTCAAGACGCTGGAGTTGCTCAAGTTGAGTACTACAATCAAGCTTGGGCTCTGCGTGAGCTCGACATTAAGAAAGAGGAGGAGTCTCGCATCCTGAAAGATACCAAGTCCAAGGCTCATCTTGACCAAGAGCTGAGGGAAGCTAAGGACAAGTACGATTTCATGCGGATGCATTCTGATCAGTATCATGCTGCTGACATTGAGAATCAGAAAAAGTCCGTTGAGCACCTCAAGAGCATGAGAGACCATTGGTATGATGTCGGTCATGCGATTGACAAGAATATCGAGAAGGTTCGCACTCTTTCCGGTGAAATTCTTACCCTCAAGGAATACGAGGCCCGCCAGCTCGCAGGTGGCACTTTCGACGTCACGTCTCAGAACTTTGAACAGACCGCACGTGGTCTGAATCTTGGTATACGACGTGCAACGGAGTTGGCTCACAAGGGCTACTCGTTGCAAGAGATCGTTCAAATCCTGAACAGCAAAGCTACTGGTCCAGTCCCTCCACCACAGGGGCCAAAGATCCCCGGCTTCATCGAGGGAGGTGTCGGAGACTTCAAGGCTGGCACTTTAGCGATGCTACACGGTCGCGAGGCAATCGTCCCTCTCGATAGGGCGGGATATGGAGGCAAGGTCAACATCGAGGCGGGTGCCTTCGTTTTCCAATACCCGATTATGAAAGATCGTCGGTCAATGGAGGAATTTGCCAGCGTAATCGACGAAGTGCTCTCTAATCGCTTGATGAATATGGGGGCTCGTAACTAATGCCTTCATTAACAGCATCGGCTAGCCCAAGCGAAGAATTCTATCTCTCTGTCGATGAGAGCGATCTTGCAGTTTATTTTCTAGCTGAGGTAGCCGGTGATCATGTTGCTGAAGCTGGAGCATCTCTTCAGGTCTTTCCTAGTACAGGGGCATTCTCTGATGATTGGATAGACGATACTCTTACGTTCGCTTGCTTCATCTATAAATTCGGTCCAAACTATGACGCCGAAGGAAACCCTGTCACTGGTATCGGCCATGACGGTAACGAGTACGATACCGGATATGCTAGCACGACAGGTATCTTCTTCTGGGGCACTTTCGCAATCCAGCCATTTCGCGTTCAAGCCAGTGTTCCTGCTCCTCGAGATGCAACGATTACTTACGAGGTCACGAGCCCTTCAGATGATTTTCCTATCGTTGAGAATCCTGAACCTCCCAGCGTTAACGACCCTGATCCTTTCCTCGCTGCTCCGAGCAACCTAAGAGCGATCTATTCGATCAATGCTTCTGGAGTGGCCCATGTTCGTTTAACATGGATTGATAATTCCGATTCAGAAGACGGTTTTGTTATTGAATTCGGTAATGGAACATGGCAGGAGCTTGTTCGTGTTGATGCTGGCATCGAGCTCTACGATGATACCTATGCGGTCAGCATCGCCAATGCGCTCAGTCATCTCGGCATGAGCAACGTCTATTCGATCTTTTCATACCGTGGCTCTAAACGCTCTGCTAAAGTTTTCACTACTTGTGAACGACCTGAATTCACACCAGATCCAGTTAGCGGATTGACCACTGGTGGTGAAACGATTGTCTTGACGATGTCCTATCCCGTCTTCGGTGTATAGTGCCAACTATCGATTGTGATGCAGCTGGAATTGGCGATTACTTTAGCGCCACGGAGGTAATGGTAGATCCAGTTGATCCTGGTGTCGAGAGGAATGCTATCTACACTGTTCGACTCCAGGTCTTTGTTGACACTGCAATTACAGCAACTCCTGGCGATGGAAGCCACTACGCATTCGGGGATGTTGCTCCTCCTTTTACTGCGATTGGCACGATTCGCTCTCCTGCCAGCGGACCTTGGCCTGATAATCGATCTAGTTACTACTATGTTGAAAGTCATTTCGTAGGGGATTGGCAAGAAACAAAGGATCGTTTCGACGCTGGCGCTGTCTCCATTGGAACTGTTGGTGCTAGGATTATCGATAGTCTTGGCGATCCAACGACTACCATGGATGTTACGGTTTCAGGAGTTGAAACCGTCAGCTATGTTCTTGCCAGTCCAGAAGTTATTAGTGTAGATCCTCCTGTTGGCCCACCGGACGAAGTCACCTCAGTTACCATTCATGGTCATCATTTCGACGAAAGTGCCACTGTAGATTTTAACGGTATCGCTGCGACAAGCGTCGTCGTAGTTGATTCTGATACTATCACGTGCGATACGCCTGCTCTCAGTCAAGGCTTGGCTGCAGTCAAAGTCACGATTGATAATGAAGGCCTGAAAAGCGGCACTCTTGATCCGGGTTTTGATTTCACTACTCTCACGGTTAAATTCGGTTCTACCTTTGGTATCGGTGCGACCGTCATCGATTCCACCCATATGTCCGTCATTGCTCCAGCACACGCTGCTGGAACTGTGCGGATGGAAGTTCTCAAAGACGGCGACGTATTCGCTTTCCTCGATGATGCCTACGAATTCATTCAAGCTGGCATCTCGATCAGTCCAACAATCGGTTCATCCTTTGGCGACACTCTAATCACGCTTACTGGTGAAGACCTTGTTCCAGGTGCCACAATCACTATCGATGGCGAGCCTGCTGTTGACGTCACCTATGTAGACGCTGAAACGTATACGTTCAAGACATTCCCTCATTCGCCGGGAATGGTAGACATCGTCTATACGCCAGCTATAGGCGATCCCGAAACACGTCAGTTCCAATATCACGTCTTCCCGTCTTTCACACCTCCTGGCAGTTCTCCTGATGGTGGCGAACTAATCACAATCAAACGATGGTTCTCGGAAGAAGAGGATGGCACTGAATTTATCCCCGGTGCCAGTGTCACCATTGGCGGAACTCCTGCTACCGACGTCACATTTATCGATGTGGACACTTACACTTGTATTGCTCCTCCTCATGCTGCAGGTCTCGTTGATGTCGTAATTGAGGACATCAGCAGCCTTGGGCTGACGATGCTCTATGAGGATAGCTTTGCATACGGATCGTCTGTTGGTTCTGCAACGATTGATGCTGGTCCGGATAAAGTCGCACATGGCCCAGCTCCCAGTGTTGTTTCGGTTCTAGCGAAGACGTCGGATCCCTCGATGACCTTCTTGTGGGAACAGACTGGAGGTCCGCAAGCTGCTGTGATTTCTTCGCCAACGACTCTGGGAACTAATCTTACTTTCAATGAATACATCCCCGGAGTCTATACGTTTCGCATTACTGGCAGTTTCGTTGACATGCCATCTGTCGCGGATAGTATGGCGGTGACGATTCAACCGCCTGAAGTCCCTCGGATTAGGATCACGGTGGCAACGCCATGATCATCACTTGGCCGGGGACAGCAACGCTGACAGCTAGTATCCCAGATGATCCGGGCTGGGTTCCGTTTGCTTACGAGTGGACGCAAATATCTGGGCCTGATACCGCCATAATCGCTTCTCCTAACAGTCTTGTCACAAGCGTTACTTTTCCTGAAGTCCAAGGATACTACGCTTTTCAATTCACGGCCTTTGCGGATAGTTTCCCAGCAGATTACGAGAGCTATCTGCTAACGGAAACCAACGAGCAGATCTTAACCGAGGATGGTCTGCCGCTTATCATCGATGAAGCGGAGACTGAAATTCTCGGTAGTGCTATTACGAGGGTCTTTCTTTTCACTGGAGCTCTTGTCTCAGACTACGGCCCGACTGCCATTGGTGGAGATCTGCACATTCTAATCAATGGCGTTGAATACGTGACTGGGGCACTTGATCCTACGAAGTATGTGCGGGCGGAAACCCTCTCGATACAGGAAAGTCAGGACGCAAATCCAAATCGAGCTTCATTCAATGTTCGTGGTTTCATACCAGAAATTGGTGATGAAGTTATAATCTTACTCGATGATGAGAGAATCTTTGCTGGCAATTTCTTTAGCGATTCGCATGATGCTGAAGAGAAGCTCAGTATCGATTACGATCAGATCACAGTAGTAGACTACAACTGGCATCTGAAGCGCCGGAAAATTAGCCGGAAATATGAGAATGTCTCCGGCACTACTATTGTGAATGAAATCATCGGTATGGCTCCTGGCTTCACTAATTCGAGGGTGCAGGCCGGACTGGCGATGATCAGCATAGACTTCTCCAACGGCGTAGATCTTGCTACTGCCTTGGATCAGGTTGCCGCTCTTCTTCCAGGAACCTCATGGAAAGTCAATTACTATAAGGATCTCTTCTTTGGTGTGTTCGATGCTTCGGTCACGCCACCTAATCCTATCACGACGTCTCACCCAACCGTTCGGAATTTTGGCGTAGATCGCAATCTTGGTTCGTGGGTTACGCGTGTTCGAGTGAATGGGCCAACGACGAATACAACCAAAGATCGTAACAGCGTAGGCTTCCTCTATGTAGACGAGATCAAGGGCTTCGAGGGAGGCGGTGACGTTAACGTTGATGGCGTTGATACGACGTATACCGCGGCGAATCGTCGCCTAGTAACACCTGACACAGAAACGAACGAAGACGACATTGCACCGCCAGATATCGAGTGCGGCTCGTTCGAAGACATGCGTAAGCAGAAGCTACTAAAGATCAGTGCAAGACCAATTCGCACTGGCCTTGGAATTAATACCGGACTAACTTCCCAGTCCTATAAATACTACACGACCTATGTAACTTCCAAAGGCGAATCGAAGTGGCAGGAAGAGATTACAGTCTCTTTACCTAATATTCCGGTTATCTACGGAGGGTTCACCTCCTCGATAGGCGGGGCCGTCGCGAGTGATTGGCAGACTCATCCAAAATACAATGCTGTGGAATTTGTCGCTGAAGCTATTCCGATGTCGATTTCTCGGATTAATATCTATCGCTATAAGTCAGGTCCTATCGTCGCTGGGAAGAACGGCTATTTCATTGGTAGCCTTTCTGCGAAAGGTAAGTTCGGACGTATCGGTAACAACTGGTCTTCTACGTATTCGGCGAGTTCAACTCCGTGGGACATCGGCTCGGTAATCACTCCGAGTAGTAACAGCCTCGTTGATGAAAAGAACGATGCTGAGATCGAGAAAGATCTTGAGAAGATTCCTGAAGAGGAGAAGGGCGCAGATCCTATTTGCGATGAGGAAGAACAGGACTACGAAGAGTGGCTCGAAGGAGTTCCGCACTACGGCAAGATCGATGCCCGCTCTCGAGCTCAACGTTTTACTATAGTAAATGATACTGAAGCGCAAGCAATTTTAGGTGCGAAGTTCGGCGACGATGGCGTAATCGAGGATGTCTACACGGATACGGAGTTAGACAGCCTTGATAAGATGATTCGTGCAGGCCAAGATTATATGGCCGAGCGAAATCAGCTGGACGTTGGAATTCATTACGAAAGCCGTGACCGCAATACTCATCCTGGCAGATACGTGACCGTTGATCTTCCTGCTCCAACGAATTGCTCTGGCGAGTTCTTGATTCAAACCGTGACTATCAGCGGTTTCGGCTACGTAACTGAAGGCGGACCAATGAAGTCTTGGCCGCTTTATTCCGTCTCCAAAGCCGCACCGAGACGGTTTAGTGCGATTAATCGTTTAGCGAATCGGTGATCCATGCCAAAGATCCATTCATTGCCAGAGGTCACTGATCCAGATCCTGATGATGAACTTGCAATAGTTCGTGACCCTGCTGGCACTCCAGTCACTAGTCGTATCACTGTTGCCAATCTGGCAGCACAGGGTCCAGTCGGTCCTACTGGACCTGCTGGCCCGACGGGTCCTGCTGGACCTACTGGACCAACAGGGGCGACGGGAGCAACTGGAGCGACTGGGGCCACTGGTCCTGCTGGGCCTGAAGGACCTGAAGGACCAGAAGGTCCCACAGGTCCAACGGGAGCAACCGGAGCTACAGGAGCGACTGGAGCAACTGGTGCAACTGGACCACAGGGTCCTCAGGGTGATCCAGGGACGACCTACACCTCTTCATCAGTTGTTGAGCTTCTCCGCCTCGGACTGGGAACTCCAGCTGATTCTACTGCCAAGCTCAAGATCAATGGACAATACTATTCCCCTCTAATCGATGATGGGAATAGCGGCACGGCCAAGACCATTGATTGGGATGCTGGAAACGAGCACTACCTTACGCTCACTGGAAACGTGACTCTCACTTTTGATCACCCGAAGTCTGGTGGTCGTTACGTTCTATTGGTGAACACAGGCGCCGGTGGATTCACCATCACGTGGCCTGGAACTGTCGCGTGGAGTGGCTCAGCTCCTGTCAGCACGGCAGCAGCGGGTAAGCACGACCTCTACACTTTCATCTACGTCTCCGGTATCCCCAAGTATTTCGCGGCGTATCAGCAGAACTATTAGCCGGAGGAACAATGGCTTCCCCTCTGTTAGTAACGACAACCCTCACCCCGGATAACACCAGCGACGCTTCTTTCCGGGCATGGGGAAGCGCAGTGAGTGCGAAATTTGGCACCGCTGGAATGGTCCAGACTGGCGACACTGGTCAGATCAATTGGTCCACTGTCACAACGCCGGGTGCCGCTGCAACTGCACAAGGATATGAGATTTGGCGGTTCAACGATTCGCTTCAAGGAACGGCTCCGGTCTTCTTCAAGATTGAATACGGCAGCGCCTCCGGCAGCGCGCTACGTCCTGGAATGTGGATCACCTTTGGATCTGGATCCAATGGCTCCGGCACACTGACCGGTAATACCAGTGTTCGTCAGGCGTTTGGATCTTCTACGAACTCTGCTAGCGCTGGAACCTGCTATTTCTGCGGCGACAACAATCGCTTCGTTGCTGCTCTGTGGGTAGCAGGAACGGGTTCTTCAGCGCTGCTCGCGACCATGCTTTCTTTCGAGCGCACGGTCGATTCGAGCGGAGCAGTGACATCTGAGGGAGTGATGATCCTCGTCAAAACAGGATCATCCTCATACAGCCAAGTCCACTGGAACTGTACAACCGGCCCGACGTCTACGTGGGAAACAACCATTGGTGCGATGGGACCAGCACAGGGCACTGGAATATCGGGTTCACAGATTGCTGTCTACCCGATCTTTTTCACGAAAGGCGTGTTTCTCAATCCAGGATTGAATCTACTCGCATACGTGGGATCAGATTTTTCGACTGGTTCTTCACTTTCTGTATCACACTACGCAACCAGTCACACATATATGCCGCTTGGAACGACAACAATTGCTGGTAGCCTTTCACGGACAATTGCTTCATCGTCACTGATGATGCGTTACGACTGATGGCTGCTGAAGTCCAATTTGTCACTGTCAAGCCGGGGATAGTCGGCGCCCAAACAAGTGTCGCTGTCCCTCCGTTCGGCTTCTTCGTCACTCTCGAACATGGCGTTCCAGGAAATCCAGCCTCTTTTGTCCTGCCGTACAATGGTTCCCTCGGCGCACCGACGAGCCAAGAAATGGTTCAGGTCGCTGATGGACTTGGAAGTTTTACCGGATTTGCCCATGCCGTAATCACAGCTATCATCGCCGGAGTCGAAGGGCCAGCTAGCCCATCCGTTTCCAACGCAGTATCCGGAACAGATTCCTCTCGAGTTGCTTGGAACGCCGTTACCGGAGCGGATAGTTATCGGGTCTATTTCTTCGATGGGTCCACTTTCGATCCTCATTCAGGCTGGGGAACATCAACCAAAGCTCGTTTCGTTACCCATGATAATTCAACGTTTGACGGAATAGATGGTCGTGATTTTAGCGTACTTCTTCACGGATATACTCAAGGGACCGATTACAAGGAAGTATTATCCCAAATGAGAGTTCCTACAGCCGCGGGAGGTGGCGGCGGTGGTGGAGGTGGAGGCACACAGTCTGTCGTCGCTTTAATGCTCGCACCATGATAGGACAATGCGATGCAAGATCCCACACAGGGAACGAATACACCCCTGTACTTTTTCCTGGGAACGCTTGTCACAAACATCGCCGCCCTGATAACATTGTGGCTACGCGATCGCTCCGCCGTCCGCAGAGAAGAACGACGTCGGCAATATGAACTTGAGGACAGGGCCAGACTTGTCCGTGAAGTTCAAGAAAAAACTGATAAGGTGATACAGCCAATGGCAGCACAAATCAGTCAGGCAGCCGAAGACCGCGCCCGTCTTACGGAGCTCCTCGAAAGAAACAACCGCTTGACTGAAGAAACGGCCAACAACGTGAAGCGGCAGAATCAGCCACGTGATAAAAGTGCTCGAGAAAGGGCAACCGATAAGATCCCTCCTTCGGAAGGTGATCAGCGACGAGTGACGAGGCGTGCGGCTGACTCACACATCGTTGCCACCTCCAAGCTCGCTGATGCTACTACTCAAGCGGCAGCAGCGACCGAGAATCTCGCAAATACTATCGAGGAAACCGCTGAGGAACAAGCCGCGACAGCACGAGAAATCGCAATGGCAACCGCCAAGGTCGCCATACAAGCCGCTGAGCAAACGGAAAAAATTGCTGACGGCACGGAAAAGGCCGTCCAGCGGTTGGATGAAATCGCTGGCACGGTAAAGAAGATGGAACAAAAGAAAAATGATTGAACGACCGCTCATTCAAATCATCTCATCCATCGCAGAGAGCTACGAACTAGATCCCCAGCTAGTTCTTGGCTTGGTGGATGTAGAATCCAGTGGGGATCGCTGGGCCTGGAATCCAGAGCCACGCTATCGGTATTTCTGGAACGTCCGGGCCAATCTTCCCTTCCGCTCGGTCTCAGCCGCGGAGATCGCGACGGAGATCCCTCCCTCGGATTTCCCGTCGCTCGCTGGTGATAGGGATCAGGAGTGGTGGGCTCAGCAGGCGTCGTGGGGCTTGATGCAGATCATGGGCGCCACGGCTCGAGAGAACGGATTCAGCGGACGATACCTCACTCAGCTATGCGAGATAGATCTCAATCTGCGGATTGGATGTACCATCCTGAAGAACTTGAAAGGATGGGCAAAGGGTGACATGGCCCGCATGCTCGCGGCCTACAATGGCGGACGTCGTGGCAATATTGTTCCGCCGTATCGCAATGTCGCTTACGCTACGAAGGTGATCAATCGGTCGATTCGCTATGCCTAGCAAATCACAATTAGATGCATATGAAACATCGCTCCGTGATGCAGAACTCAGCACGGATTGCTTTACCGAGCTCCTCGCACTCCTCCCCAACAGGCCCAAGACTTTCTTGGATATCGGTTGCGGGTGTGGGCATCTTCCTGTTGTTGCTGCTTCCATGCGTATTGATTCGATGGGCATCGATCTATGCCTACCACTGGCTGATGAGACCAAGATATTCGATGGAATCACCGCCAGACTGGTTCGAGCAGATCTCACTTCTGCCCTTTCCGTTGAGCCTGCCGATCTTGTTGTTTGTTGGGAAGTAGCGGAGCATCTGCCTGAATCTGCGGCTGATGATTTCTGCAAACTCTTGGTTCGTTCTACCGGTGAGTTTCTGGCTTTCACGGCGGCTGTTCCTGGCCAAGGAGGAATGGGCCATCTCAATGAACAGCCGAAACATTACTGGAGAGAAAAGCTGTTGGCTTCCGAGGAACTCTCCTATTTTCCTCACCTGACCAAACAGGTGTCAGAGCGATTCTTACACGTTGCGCCACGAGCTCCGTGGTACGGCAATAACCTCCAAATCTTCAGGCGAATCTAATGCGCGACATCGCATTAACGATGATCACAATTGATCGTTCTCCGGGGACGAACTACCTCTACGATACATTGCGAAACTTACGTCGTGGTGGCGTCTGGGATGCTGAACGTTTCCACTCTCTTCATCTATGCAATTCTACTATTGAGTCACGATGGGCCAGACAGCAGTCCTACACTTTCGCTCTTAGTTTCCATCGGCCAAACAAGGATCTGCTACCGAGTTTGAATGTGGCAGCGGCTCTGCGAGCAGGTCATTCCACTAGCTGTAAGTGGATAGTCTTTCTCGAAGATGATATCGATGTCTGTGATTTCTTCATAGAATCTGTCAGTAAATGGCTGGATCTGCATCAGGCAGATCACTTCCGTGTCTACTCGTTCGGAGCCAACTACGATGCAGTGAAAATTACTGCTGCATCGGGTGGAACCTATTGGCAGTATCCAGTCACCGCTTTCTACGGAACTCAGTGCTTTGCCATTCGCCGGGACGATGCTCTCAGCTTGTCGCACTATCTTGAAGCCAATCCGCTCTATAAAGGGACATCAGCTGGAGCGTATGATCTAATCCTGCAAGAGTGGTCCAAGTACGAATATCCACAGCTGAAGAATTTCCTCGCCTCTGCACCTTCATTTGTTCAGCATATTGGTCGGCACAGTATCATCAATCCACGTCAGGATGTCCATTCATTTCCGTCGTGGCCCGGAAGGAATTGGACATTCACCGGTCACAAGTCCGCGATGAACCGAACTTAGAAGGAGACCACATGAAGTTACTAATTGGAATGCTATTCTTTCTTGCCCTCGCACCATTTGGGCAGGATGTAACCAAGGCCATCAAACTCCTCGAAGAGGCCCTCGAGGCGCTGAAACCTCCGCCGACTCCAGTCGAGATTTCAACACCAGAAGCATTTGATCAAGCAATTGCCGCTGGAAATCCAGTCATCTCTCTGACAACTTCGTTTGTTTACACCAAGTCTCTGACCTTGACAAAGCCTGTGACGATCCAGAGCAAGGTGCCAGAGGGACGGATGAAGCCGGATACTCCGCTGCCAAAGTTTACTGGCTCCATTCGAGTGGAAGCAAACGATGTCATTCTGCAGGGTATCGAGGTCACGAACGTCGGCAGTACCGCGGACATCTTGCTTCTCCTCGGAGCAAGGAATACCGTCGATCGTATTCGGGTTCGAGGGAACGATACTACCGGCTCTAAGCGATGCATCGCCGCCAACACGGAGGGCGCCGGGAAGATTGTTCAATCGCATATTTCGAATTGCTTCCTCCCATCGCCTGGAGCTGATTCGCAGGCAATCGGTGGGTGGAGCATGCGTCCGGGTCTACTGATCGAAGACAACTATCTCGAGGGCGGCTCAGAGACCATCCTGTTCGGCGGAGCGGATAGTGCCATCGATCGTACACCAACCGACATCACGATCCGTGGCAACACGATCACCAAGAACCCCGCGTGGTTCGGCCAGCCTATCGGCGTGAAGAACCTCGTCGAATTCAAGAATGCCAAGAATGTCCTCTTTGAGAACAACGATTGTTCCTATAGCTGGGTTCAGGGACAGGTCGGCTACCTGCTCGTATTGACCATACGAAACCAGGACGGCCGAGCTCCGTGGGCGACGCTTCAGGACTTGGTGTTTCGAGGGAACACTTGGCGGGATGGAGTCGGTGCCGTCAACATCCTTGGCCGGGATGATATCAAGGAATCAATTGTTGGTCGGCCAGTTCCGATAGGCACCGTTCGAGAAAGCATCCCGATGGCGCGGGTCAGCATCCAGAACGACACGTTCCTCCTGGACCCTGTGAAATACAATGGTGGAACGAACACCAAATCGATTATGATTAGCGGAGGTCCATCTGATCTGACGATCACCAACGTCACGATCAAGAGCGCATCCAAAGTTGGATCGTCGATGTATCTGTCTTCTTCTCCCTCGAATGCGCCGGTCACGAATTTTACGTTCACGACGAATACAGTTCCAGTCTCGACCTATGGACTGTTCGGCGCTGGCACGACTGCAACGCCGACGAACTGGACATCGACGAATCCATCCTGGATTAGATGGACTCGTGATAGCACGATCTCAGGCGTTACCGTCGTACCGCTGACTCCCTAGCGGGAGATCCCTCGAAGGCCGCGGCCAAACACGCCAGGATGGATGTAGACGGAGCAGCAATTCAAAGGCCGCTGCACCGGATATCCTGGAAATGAACCAAATGGACCACTCGAGGAGTCGCCCCAGAGATAGACCACCTTCGGTCCCTCTGGGAGCGGCGCATGATAGACGTACTGGCCTGGAGCGAGGATCTTCGCTGCATCAGCCGGTGATGGCGCAGGCGCCGTGAGAAGGCAGCTTACGATCTTGCCGACGATCAAACACTTCATAGCATGTCCTCCGATACCTCGCTGATGACCCGCATTCCGCCGTCTGGTGTCCGTTCGATGCGTTGCGAATTGATCTTGCCGCGAAAGAATTTGCCAACGATAGCGAGTTTGGCGAACATCTTAACCGCCTCCTCCACCTGCTCGGCAGAGAATTCGTGAAGCTCGGTCCGGTCCTTGTATCGTGATGCCATTTAGAATTCACCTTTCGAAAAAATTGGGAACGCGCGTCTAATCCTTACTTTATGCTGCTCCTACGATGACCATTTTTGTAAACAAACTACTCAGGCTCCTGGCATGGATTTTGCTGGGACTGGTGGCGGTGAAGTCTTTGCGATCCATTTGCTTGCCTGATACGGACTGAACCATCCCTTCGCTCCATCTCTCCATTCTACGAGGATGTAACCATGGAAGCCCACGCGGGCGACAATCCCTCGGATACCGACATCCGGCACCTGGAAATTGTCGCCCGTAAGAATTACGTGGTCGCCGACCTTCATTCAGGTTCGACAGGAAGCTGCTCGAGGACGGTGGAGTAGTCAGGATCGTTGAACTCTTCCACCTCCATATCCAGGTCGTCCGGCTCCTCGAACTGGTCCTCTTCTTCCCATTTGCCGACGAACTCTTCGTCACTGGGATCCGGGTTCTTCTTGGCATCCAGCTCGCCCCGCAGTCGCTTCGCCACCTCGTCGCGGAAGGAGTTCACCTCTTCGCAGATGCCGCCGTAGTCCTCGAGCGCGGTATTGTAGTCCGCCACTGCAGATTTCACTGCAGATTCGAACTTCCTGTAGGCGTTCTCGAGCTCGTTCTCACCCTGTCGGAGCTTCGCCTGAAGCTCGCTCTGTGTCTTCATCTCACCGTCGGTCAGTTTGATCTGTCCCATTCGCTGCCTCCTTCTGATAGATGCCTTTGAATCCGCCGCCCTGAATCCATGCCTGAAACTTTTCTGGTGATCCGAAACACGCCGCCGGAGCATAGTTGTAGAGAAAAAAGATGTAGTCGTACAGCCGATAGCGGTTTTCTTCGTCAGCCCTGTTGCACGCTTCTTTGAGGTCGTTGGAGTAGATGGCGTTGAGGAAGTGCCCACACGGACGTCCTTGAAGGATGTATCGGACGATACCCTCGTGCGTGTGCGAAGGAATGTTACACTCTGACAATCGTGCGTGGAGCTCTTCATGCGTTATTGTCGCCATACGTCCTCCAAGTGTATCCGCTCATATTGCGAGCGGCGATTTCTGCTGGCACGGCAGACAGGATGAACGGTGCAGCTTCGGTCAAGCTGACTGCAATGCCAACGCCGATTTCATCCGCGAGCCGGTCGAAGTTCCATTCGATACCGAGGTAATCGAGGAGTTCCCGCTGGGCGTCCAGCTCTGGGCTACTCGGAATCCCATCGGTCCCATCGGGGCTCTCGATAAGAGTGGTCAGGAGTTCGTTCATTGTATTCAATCCACAGCTTTCTGCCGATAAACGGCGGTTGTCCAGTTCGTTGTGCCTCCGCTTCTGCCTTGGCAATTTCAGCGTCGTTCCGGGTCTTGACTGTGGTATGAACGCCATCATCCCCACGAAGAAGGACTGTGGCATATTTACCACGGTAGTTCTTTTCGCCCTTGCTTTCGATCCAGCCAACCACCGTCATCAACGCTGGCTGCTTCTTCTTGATCTTGATGAGATCCTTGCTGCGCTTTCCGATCTGATATAGACCGGTGCGCCGCTTTAGGATCAAACCCTCGCCGTCCCGTGCCCACACCTCGTCACGGACTCGGCAGACATCAATCATCGAATCCACCGGCCATGACGGAGCCAACGTGATTGGCCCTTTGAGATGCCCGAAATAACATTCCAGGCAGTGACGTCGTGTATCGTATTCCAACACAGTGTAGTCGTCCTCCTCGATACGTATGGCATCGAAGATGACGTATTGAAGGTCTGGTCCGTTTCCTAGTTCAGTGACCCCATACGACCGTTTGCCGGGGACCACTAACTCGCCATCCAGCAGCGAGTTCGGCAGTTCTGCGAACGCTTCGAGGAGGTGCGTCGGCAGCTTGCGCTCGATTCCGTATCTGGACCAAGCCATCACTCCTTTCTGTACGAATAAGGTTGGTTGTTGACCGTCGGAGATTTCGACCTCCAGACGGTGGCCGTCGTACTTTTCTTCCGCGCAAAACTCGCCCGGCTTCATGACAAAATTATCCGGTTTCGGCCGGGCGAGCATTGGGCTGACGAACACTAGTCCTGCTCCTTCGACCGGACAACTACCTGTCCCATCAGTTCCTGCACGTTCTGGATTTCGTGGACGTCGCCGCCCTCGATGCCGCCCGCCTCCTCGTCGATGACGATCTTGACCATCATGTCGTTTTCGTAATTTTTCAGCTCATCAATGAGCTCACCGACTGTCTTGACCATCCGTCACCTCCGGTTTGTGAACGTTGTAGTCCGACTTGACTTCCCCTTTCTGTCTGGTCCCTCGGACATGGGAGTCCCAGAAGAATGTCCCGACGGCCCGCCCGAGCAGTGGCTTCTCTTCCGTATACGTCTTGAAATGCCCGCGGCATCGGTGCAGCGCCATCTTGATTCCGCTTTCTCCCGGCTGCTTCGCCGCCTCCAGCATTCGTTTGATCGGCCCAACTTCGATGGTCCGGTAGCTGGATGTAATCTTGCCCGATGCCTGCCGTTTCTTCTTCCACTTCGCATCGGGATGCCGTGTCTTCATGACCACGTTCTTGCAGTGCATGAAGCTGATTGCAAGCAAGAACGGATGAAGATAACCGTGGGCCTCGCCACGATGCTCGTCGTACTTTACTACTCCATCATCCCAATCTTGCGCCGCTTTCACTTTCGGCAAAGCCGCAGGCATTCCAGGCTGATTGAGAACTTTGAATAGATCCTCAATTTCCTTAGTTATTTCGCGGCGTGCCCTGACTGGATCAACTAGCTTCTTCACGTCAGGAATCAATGAGTACGATAATCCCGCCACGCGCTTGTTCAGCACGGTGTCATGCTTCGGCCAGATGGCTCCCTCTTTCGTCACCGGGATGGACCACGCCCAGATAGGCGTAATCGCATATCCCGGCCGCTGTACGAACATGACCACTTCGAGGAGCCATTCGAACTGCATCAGGTCCCATTGCGTAAACAGAACACCGCCCTTTTCAGGGTTGGTCAGGTGCTCCTTGGGGACTGTATAGAACAGCGCGCCCCATCGTGTCGGTCGAAGATTGCCGTCTGACTCCCATGCGAGTTCGCCAAACTCTTCGCTCTGAATCTTGCTCGGTCGGCTGGTCTCAATCCAGAACGACTCGAATGGAGGAGCCACATTGGGGAAGTCCGTGATGTCCCAAACTTCCTTGTCGCTCAACGCATAGTAGTATTCCGTCACCTCGTCGCATACAATGATGGGTGCCTTCTTGAACTGCGCCGAAATGTTTGGGCCAAGCTGGACGACACGATTGTTCATGATGTCATCAAACAGTCTGGGTCTTGTCATGACCGCCCCAACATCACGAGAAGAATGAAACCGAGAATCATGGACATCAGCACACCGGCGAAGCCCACGATAAACAGAGTTCCACCGTTGCCATACACCAAGTCCGCATCGATTCGTTCACCGCGACGCCACAGCCAGCCGTGGCCGAGCGCTTTGAGCACGAGGATGCCATATAACTCAAACATCTAGATCTCCCTCCTTGACGCACTTGTGGCAGAACCACGAGCCATCGATCACTGAGCCGTAGCTTCACCTTTGCCTCCTTTCATAGTATGCCAAAGCACATTCCAGGCAATGGCCCTTCGGCGTAACCCGTGGCCGGTCCGGATGACACCGTGCCATTGGCTGATTCACCGGCGCGAGCTCCTCCCTCGATTGCGGCCTGTCCCGCAGGTTGAGCTCCGCTGAGACGTTGAAGGTCTCGAGGGACTTCAGCATTATCGGGTTGTTCTTGGAAGTGAAGGCCATCTGTGCATGTGGCCCTTTCCGCTGCTCCGATAATATCTTTTCCGTCCCCGGCCCTGTGTAGAGTTCCGGTGCTGTCTTGTGGTGCCACAGCATGACGCCACGAATTCGCTCGACGTCTCCTGCTGCCTCGATGCAGGCAACGCACCATTTTTCTTCTGGCGCTGCGGCCATCCGGGCGGCGCTTAGCGGTTGTCCACAGTTCTCGCAGGTCCTCATACTTGGAACCATTCTACCACAAGACGGGCCGGATTGCAACAATTATTTTAAACTTCAATGCTGTCGGATGCAGTGAACTAAAAACTTTTTGTTGTATTCACCAACGTCTTGTGGTATACTTGCTCTACGTGGCAGCCCAATACGGACGCTTGTGTCCAACCAATTACGCCACGTGGAGTTGAAATGCAGAAACAGATTACGACGTGGTCGCCGCAGCAGGAAGCAATCTTCAGCTGGTTCGAGAACTCCGCTCCTCAGCCGTGGACGGTTGGGTCGGAAGTCTACGACAAAGTCGTGGCTCCCGCCGTTCGCACCAAGAACCTCATCGTCCGTGCCCGCGCTGGCACCGGCAAGACGACGACCATCATCGAGGGAATCAATCGTGCGCCGGAACGGAACATCCTGCTCGCCGCGTTCAACAAGCGGATCGCGGATGAACTGAAGACGCGCATTACTAACCCGCGCGCACGTGCGAGCACGCTCCACGCCGTAGGTCTGGCCTGCGTCCGCAAGCAGCTCGGGCGGGTCATGGTCGAGGACACGCGTGACCGCGACAAGATCTCTCGCGCCGACAAGCTCGCGATGCAGGCGTGCCCGAGGGATACGCCACAGACCATCGTGCGCCTTGTTTCGAAGCTGCACACGAAGGGCCGCGAGATCGTACCGCACGCTCGTGTTCAGGAAGACCTGATGGACATCGCGGTCAACTTCGAGTGCGAGCCCGACGAGGAGTTCCTCGGTACGGAGTGGGACACGGAGTTCGTCGTCGAGCACGCGCTGAAGGCGATGGAACTGGCGTCCAAGGTTCAGCCCGGTGATGAGATTGACTTCGCCGACATGATCTTCCTGCCGGTTCGTAACCGCTGGATGCAGAAGATCTACGACTTGGTCGTTGTCGACGAAGCGCAGGACATGACCACGGCCCAGCTCGAGCTCGGTCAGGGCGTTTGTAGCGGACGCATCTGCGTCGTGGGCGATGACCGTCAGGCCATCTACGCCTTCCGCGGAGCGGACAGCGGTTCCCTCGACCGGCTCAAGCGCGAGCTTGGTGCTGCTGAGCTTGGCCTCACCGTGACGCGTCGCTGCGCCAAGGTGATCGTCACCCGCGCGCAGGTGCTCGTGGAAGATTTCGAAGCGCACGAGGAGAACGGCGAAGGCGAGATGCTCAACATCCTTATGGGTGACTTGATTCCCTGTGCGGCTCCCGGCGACTACATCGTGTCGCGCCTGAACGCGCCGCTCGTGGGAGTTGCCCTCGGATTGCTGCGCCAGAACAAGCGCGCTCGCATCGCGGGTCGGGATATCGGCTCCGGTCTTATCCGTCTGGTTCGCAAGCTCGCCAAGGGCAAGGCGGGGAGCTCCATGGTCGTGTTCATGGAGCGCATCAAGACTTGGGAAGAGAAAGAGCGGGAGCGTCTCCTCGCCGCTGGCAAAGAAGCGAAGGCCAGCGAGGTGAGCGATCAGGCGGCGATGCTGATCGAACTGTCTGAGGACGTGGACACGGTCCAGCAGGTCATCGACCGCATCGAGGGATTGTTCACCGATGACGGTTTGGGTCAGGCTGGCGTCATCACCTGCTCCTCGGTCCATAAGGCCAAGGGCATGGAAGCGCGCCGTGTCTTCGTGCTGTGGGACACGATGCGGAAGCACAGCCAGGAAGAGCTGAACATCCAGTACGTCGCTATCACTCGCGCCATCGAGTCGCTGGTCATGGTCAAAGGGCTGTGATGAAGATCACTCGGTATTGCCCGATCTGCAAGCACACGACGAAACACGAGTACGACGGGAAGGGCACGTTTACGTGCCTTTCCCGCACGCATGGGAAACATGCGAAGGAGCAGAAGAAGTGACATCACCTACACTCCGGTCCAGCAGTCGCGCTGAGGCAATCCGACTGCTGGATCACTACATCACGTTGTTGATGGAAAGATCGGGATGTAAGGTCGACAGCGACACACATGCCGAGATCGAGCAACTCGTGGATGCCCTGATCGTGGCATCCTTCACCGAAATGGCGGAGGTCATCAAAAAGGCAGGAGAGCATGGATGAGAGATTCAGTGTGTATCAGTTCTTTCCGGACGGTTCCTACGAGCAGGTCTGTAATCATGTGGGACCGATGGAAGCCTCGCGGCGAGCGGTTAACCTCACTATGAGTGTCGGCGCACAGGTCGGGACAACGGTGCGTGTCATTATCACGGACAGTGGTGACAGCATCAATTGGGAATGGGAATTCGGCAAGGGCGTGGTTTACCCGCCGAAGGAGAGCTGAGATGGGATTCGTAACGAAAGACAAGTATCCCACGCTGTTCAAAGCGATGGAAGAAGTTGGCTTCGACAACGGGATGCATCGTGAGATGGAGGCAAAGGGCGAACTTTTCGTCCTGGCCTCGCCTGATGAACTTCAAGAAGCGGAAGATGCGCTGAAGTCGCTCAGTCGGGAAGATCTTGAAAGCCTCACTATCGGCGACGAAGACGAGGTCGAGGAAGTCGCAAGTAGGACGGCAGCCCTGAGGACGGCGTCTAACATCCTGCAGGACTTCTTCGACTACGAAGGAGACGTGCATAGCTGAATTGACAAACAGCTTGCAATTTTAACTGTTTTGTGCTATACTAGCTCTTGCTGGTGACCGGTCTTAAGACCGGCGCCTTAGCCGAGTGGCCCAAGGCCACGGAAAGGAACTAGATGACACCGATTCTACCGCGCAATCTCGAGAATATCTGGAACGGCGCAACCGACGCCCAGAAGCTCACGGCCCGAACAGAGGCCCGAGTCATGTTGGACAATCTTGTCCACTACTCGGGTCGCGCCAGCTACGAGAACGATATCGTGCTGGCAGCGGCCACCCTCCTCTGGTTTCGCAAGCTCTCAAGCGACAACCTCAACGACCAGTCCAACATCATGTCCGAGGAGCAGGTTGCCAAGCTCGCTCGCCAGTTGAACGACATCGTTCAGAAGTTCCATCTTGGCATCACCGAGCCGAACGAGATGCTTGGCGACCTCGTTATCAGGCTCCAAGAAGCCGGAGTGAGGTTCTAATGCCACGCGGCAAATACGCCCACATCATCGCTGCGCTGCCGAAGTTCAATGGTAACGAGCCGGACCATCAGGCCAAGATCAACGCGGTGAAGAAGGCCATGTTGGACGAGGAGCCAGCGCTCCGCAAGGCATCGGTCATCGCCGAGAAGTACGTCGAGATGCGTATGGAAGAGGACGCATACGCCGCCATCATGAAGGAGTTCGAACTTCGCAAGCAGGCCATTTGCGAACTCCTCGAGGAGGCCTACGAGGTCGAGGGAACGACCAGCCTCGGCCTACTGGACGGACAGACCGTTCGTGTCCAGTACGAGCCTCACGCCGTCGTGGTGGACCGGATCAAGAATCGCCTCTGGGCCATCAAGAACGGCTTCGAGGATACCCTCATGATGCCGTGGCAGACCCTGAATAAGGTCATGAAGGATGGTCTCCTCGAAGGCCAGCCTGAGCCGGACGGCGTCATTGCCCACGCGAAGTGGAAGATTGTGATGACGAAGTAATGCCACACAATCATTCGTTTAGCGATGATGTAGAGGCAACTGATATCTACATCGTTACTGCCGGTGACTACAGCAACTACTCTGTTGTGGCTGCTTTCTCTACGGAAGAAGCAGCCAAAGCCTATGCTGATGAAATGAATCAGCGGAAAGAGGAGTGGGCTTCGTCCTACAAGTGTGAGCGAGTAGACTTCAATCCTCCGCTCCCGACGCTAGTCGAGGAGATCGTACGGCCCAAGACCGTTCACGTTGCACGAATCGAGGAAGACAAGATCGTCGACGGACGACAGTTCTATCGAATTCACTGCACTTGCAATTTCGTCTCGGGTCCATTGTGGAGCAAGAAATCCGCTGAGGAATACAAGGACACGCACGAGAGAGGAAGTGTGTGGTGAACTTCAAGGTCGGCGACAGGGTCTGGTATTGGCAGCGTCGTGTTGGCAGCGGCCTGTCACGTCGCGTCTACGGCACGATTCGGCAGACCGATGGAACTCACGCTCGGGTCCGCCGTGATGATCTGGACAGTGCTATCCCGGTCATCACGGTGGAGGTGAAACGGTTGAACCACGCCGATGACACGGTGGGCCAGCAGTGAGCCTGTTTGATTCCCTCGATGAGCCACCTATCAAGGTGACATCTGGGGCTCGGGTTTTCTCGTTCAAGCCTGAGAACTGTCCACACAAGAACGAGGAGAAGACAGAGACGGATTGGGGCAAGCCGTATGGCGTCCGCATGACGTGGACGTGTCGAGATTGCGGAAAAATAAGAGGGAGATGCTAATGGCAGAGAATTCACTCGAGAAGACGCTCAAGGGTCCGCAAGGTTTGGCGGTGCCGGACTACTTGAAAGACATGGAGATGGAGGGTCTCGAGCACGTCACCGAGCAAGACATCGCCATGCCGCGTCTGCTGATCGCGCAGCAGATGTCGCCACAGCTGAATCCGGCGAAGCCCGAATACCTCGAAGACCTCCACAGCGGGGACTTCTTCAATAGCCTGACCGGTCAGGTCTACGGCCGCGGGCCACTGGTCTTCTCCGTTCTGCGCGGTGATCCGCCTCGCTGGGTGGAGTTCATTCCGAGGGATCAGGGCGGCGGCATCAAGGATCCCAACGTCAAGCACGGTGACCCTCGCACGGAGTGGCAGGCCGACGGCAAGCCGCCGATCGCGACGAAGTTCTACGACTTCATCATCATGCTACATGGCTTCAGCGGTCAGCTCGTCGCCCTCTCGTTCAAGTCCACCGGCTTGAAGGTGGCTCGTCAGCTGAACGGACTGATGCAGGCCCGGATGAAGCCGATCTACACCGGGACCTACGCCATCGACGCGCCGTCGGCGACGAACGCGAAGGGGACGTGGTTCATCCCGCGGGTCAAGAACCACGGCTGGATTCCGCCGGAGATGGCCAAGGACCTGAAGAAGATGTACGAAAACTTCAAGAACCGGGTCATCGAGATCGATCGACCGGAAGCGACGGGCGGGACCGCCGACGAGGGCGACCCCAGCTTCGATCCGGAAGAACTCGAGCGGCAGGCGCAGCAGGCCGGGAACGTCGAGCAGATGTAAGGGTTCTGGTGGAGCAGTTATCGGCAGCTTCGTAATTGGAAGAAGGGACGCGTCGTAATACACTC